GGAACTGCATTAAGTTTATGCTAAAAATTCTTAAGCTGTATTTCAATATTTCCATTGACAATTACTATCTTGTCAATTATAGTCTTTAGTATCAAGTTCTTTTGTTTCTTGTCGACCTTATCCCAAATGTCGGCAAGTTTTTTTATGTTCTCGTAAACAAACTCTTTTTTCTGTGTATTGATTGCATTTTTGCTTTCAGCAGCAATGTTTGATTTCATTTCTTTAATCTGCGATTCAAGCTCCTTAATCATTTCCAAGACAGTATCATTCCCATCAGCGTATAGATTATATAATCTTTTCAACTTAATCTGCTCTTTTTCAAGCTGTGATTGCATAATTTCAAGTTTTGTCGCCTTTTCTTTTGGCTTGTAAGATGATAAATCAAGCGATATTTTAAGGATTTCTTCTTCCACTTGTTTCTCTATCTCGTCCGCCCATTCAAGCGAATTATTACAGCTTGCATTATAATTAGGCAGATATGAAAGTGATTTATTTCTTGAACAGCAATAAATCTTATGCTTTTTACTGCCCCATTTTTGATAACGCATTTTACAGCCGCAAATGCCACAATAACATAATCCGGTCAATAAATTAGGTTCAGTTATGCAGTAAGTTTTTGCCGAACACCTTGACTTTCTTAGTTCTAATCCAAGATTAAACCTATTTTTATCAAAAATAGGTTCGTGTTTTCCTTGATATATTTTGCCTTTGTAAGGTATCATTCCGATATTTACAGCGCCGGTCAAAATGCTTCTAGTAACAAGTTCAGACTTAAAGCCACAAATTTCTTTAATTTTCGCATCTGAATAGCCAGATATGAATAATTCAAGACCTTTTCTTGCTTGTTCTGCACGTTCCGGGATAGGTATTAATATACCTTGTTCCTTACTGTAGGAATAACAATACGGCAAATTGCCACCGCCCATCCAGTAACCCTGCTTAATTCTTTCAAGCATACCGCCACGCATACGCAACATCATAGTATTTTTATCAAGCTGTGCAAATACAGCCATCATTTGTGTGTACGCCTGCTCCATTGGGCTATCATAATTTACGCTATCGTGAACACATTTAAACACGACATTATACTTTTGAAATACTTTCTCGATAAGATATATTCCGTCAATCATATTTCTTGATAATCGGTCAAGCTTAAAAGCAACAACACAACTTACTCTTTTGCGGCTACAATCATTCACAAGTCTTTGAAGTTCCGGTCTATCCATATTTGTACCTGTGTAACCATCGTCAATATACCAATCTGTTATTACAAGCTCATTTTTCCTACAATAATTTTCAATGTCTCTTTTTTGGCTATCAAGTCCATTGCCCTCAACAGCCTGTTTTTCAGTAGATACTCTCATATAAGCAACACATTCCATATATTTTATCTCCTTATAATATAAATAAATGTGCCGCATTTATCACGTTCTACGGCACATTGTAACACATATTTACTTGTTGTCAATTATCTCTGCAATTATCTTTAGTAAGCTGTCTGAAAGAGTTATGTTTTCTGTTTTTACGTCTTCGCCATTTTGAGTAACCCTAATCATTTATAACCTCCAACTTACTTATTTTCTTTTTAATTTTGTTTATCTTGCGATTGACTGTTCTATCACACACGGACAGCCGCATAGCAATTTCTGTAATGCTTCTGCCTTGTGATAGTAACTTGAATATTCTCAATTCTTCTTCTGTAAAATTGGCATTTTTAATTATCTCATCAAGTTCCGGCTTAGTCAGTTCTGAAAACTTCATAAGCCAATCTCCTTATTTAAACTTAATATGTTCTATTCCTGTTTCTTCGTATAACTGATTAACAAGCTCCTCTGCTGTGAATAATCCGTCATTGTAGTTATCTATAAGTACTTTAAGCTCTTTTTGTACTTTTGTTAATCTCTGCTGTCCGAAACCGAATTTATCATGCAGCACCCATAAAATTAATATTAATGCTGATTCAAAATTTTTCTTCTGCTGTTCATTACTAATCCTATTCATCTGAACACGTAACATTTGCTCCTTAAACTTTTTCTGTTCTGACTTACTCATACATACTCCTTATTTATCAAGTATTTTGACAATTTTCTTTATTATTTTTTGTACTGAAACTTGGTTTTGAACATTTTCTTCTAAAACTTTTTGCATTTCTTTCAGAATTAAAGTGTGGATATGCATTGAGTACTCTAATTCTTGTATTCTTTGCATAATTTCATCTTTCTCTTCTTCCATTTGTTCACCGCTTTCTTAAAAATTGATTATCATACCGCCATAAATGCTTGCTATTATCATTCTTAAGGCTTTTACCCCTTTCATAGTCTGTCTGCCAGCATTTCTGACACAACTGTCCTTGCGGTCTGTCAATAGGTTCTCCACAACGATAGCACAAGTAATTTTCTTTGCGATATTCTTTTATATTCTGCCTATTTTCAATTCTTTTTCTGTGGATAGCATTATCTTTGCTCTGACATACAAAACACTTCGCTTTACCCTTAACAGCTTTAGCCTTTCCACATCTAACACATGTGCCGGTTTTCTTGCGTTCAGCGTATAAGTTTCTTGAATACCGTTTAAACGCTTCGTTGTTTTGTCTTCGCTTATCATCACTTATTGGGTGACTGGCTCTGTATTCTGCTTTCTTAGCTAAACATTCCGGGCATATCTTTTCTTCGCCTGCAAGTTTATTTTTACGGCATTCCGGACATATCCTAAGCTGTCTACATAATTCTCTAGTTTCTCTTTGATAAGCTGTATGCTTTTCTTTACATTCTTCGCAATAAAAGCCTTTTCTATCAAGTGGCTTGCCACATTTAGGACACAATCCATTATCTCGGCGATAATTATATAATTTCTTCTGTGGACTAATTGGCGTTGTTTCCACTAAAAATCAACCTCTCATTCTGTCAATTCTATCTTGTACTTCTTTAGGTGCTTCAATATATTCTTCTGCGTTTGTATTTTGACCGATAAGGGCATTTTCTTTAATTTGTAATGTATTTATATCTCTTTGGAATTTTTGCTCGATTTGAGCCTTATACGAATTTGCATTCGTCTTTTCGATAAGTGATTTAATATTGTCCGGCATACGATTTATTTCATTCGCACGCTTAACAACTGTTTCGTAAGTTCTTAAGAAATTCGATTGTATTACTGTTTCTATCGTCTGATAATCTGATGTCGCCCAGTTTTTAAGGTTGTCTGGCATGCCAACCGCTTGTCTGACTAATGGTGGTAGCTTGTTAAATTCTTCAACTGCCCCATATGTGCCATTCCGTAACGCCTTACTAACCAACCCCCAAGCTGCCATTCCGTCAAGTTCCTGTGGCTGTGATATAGTCTGTATTTTACCTATCAACTGTCCTATACTTGGGGCAAATCCACTTATATCAGAGTTGATATATGCTTTAAGTGCGACTGATACTTGTTCATAACTGTAATTTTCCAACATCATATTCCACACATCTACTGTCTCGGATAGGTTGTTAGGCTTGTAGTTAGGGTAGCAATCACATATAATGCGGATAATTTTAACTGTTTCTTCTCTTGTCAAGCGTTGCTACCTCCTAATTCATATAAAATTTTGATACCATCTGCGTCTACATTTGAGCTTTTATTTGCTATGCTTCTAAAAATATCCACATAATCACAATTACCCAAATCAATAGGGCAATTATCTAATATATTTAATATATCTTCAATAACCGCTCTTTCACTATCATTAACTGTGATTTCGTAAATCGTATCTGAATACATAATTTTTCTCCTCTACACATTATCCCAATCAATAGCACCCTTATTGAAATTCTGATTGCCTTGTTTATTAGAATTATCTTCTTTCAACCCGAACAATCCTTGCCAGCAATGGTCTACTGACTGATTAAGAATTTTAACCGCTAAGTCATTATCTCCACCAGACAACTTTTCAAGAGTATTCATAGCCCTATGCAATGCCTTGTCGGTGCATATAGGTTTTTTAATCCTCTTACGCATTGTCACATACTCGTTAAATGCTTCATCAAGTAATTCATCATCTGGATAATAACTTTTCTTTTTGGATATTACGTTAGTAATATCTTTTTCTGTATTCTTATCTTCTTTAATTTCTTCTGTTCTTTCATTCTTACTTTCTTTTAATATAGAGTTTGTTAATAGAATGTTATCTGTTTGTTGATTGTTTGTTAAGTTGCTTGTTATTTGTTTGTTATCTTGCTTGTTATCCGTTTGATACAAATTGTAGTTAACCACAGTAAATATCGTGAATTTGTTTGTTGCTTTGCTTGTTATTTCGCCTGTTAATTGTAAGTGTTTTAGTGAGGTACGAATTTCCATTACAGACAAATTAGTTTCTTTTGATAATTCAGATATTGAAGAGGGGAAAGACCCTCTTTCAATTATCTTGCCTTTATAATTTCCGTCTTTCCAATAGGCACTTATCAACATATACATAAAAAGTCTGAATGTATTAATGTCACTCCACCATTCCCACTTTAAAATTTTTCTGTCAATTTTAATAAAATTGCCTGCCATAATTACCTCTTCAAGTTCTGTCACATTGTTACTTCACTAAATCGTTGATATTAACTCTGAATCCGTCAAATTCCTTACCTTTACTCTTGATGTAAGTTGTTGTATCAAAGAACATCAAGTTACCACTATTGTCGGTTGCCATACTTACACCATTTCTTGTAAGACTGCCTTTGAGTAGGTCAAGTAAAATCTGTATTTCCTGCTTTGTTTCGTCTTTCATACTGTATCTCCTATAAAATCACTTATATTCATTTGACTGTCCTTTTCAAATACAAGCATTTCATTCTTTGCACGCTCGTAAAAGTTTCTGTCAATCTCGAATCCGTATGCACTTCTGTCAAGTTCTGCGGCGGCTCTTAGTGTGCTACCGCTACCACAACAAGGGTCAATAACAACATCTCCCTCGTCTGTAAAAATCTCAATCAGCTTTTTAAGGACTGCAACCGGCTTCTGTGCCGGATGAATTTTCGGTATGTCTTTCCCATCTTTCTCCCAGTTAAACCAGTTGAATACCATATGTCCTGTGCCTCTGATATTCTTTCCGTTTTCATCAACCTGCAAGCCATTTCGGAATTTTGGCAACTTATTTCGGTACAGTACAAGTGCATATTCTGTAGCACCTACGATACGCATATTTGCTTTAAGTACCTGTGGACTGTAATTTTTACAGAATACAAGCGGTATGTAATTAACAAATCCGTGTTTCTTCGCCGCGGCAATCAATGTTGATAACTGTTCAAATGAACAAAATACAATCATACAAGGGCTATTACTGCTTCTGCCCCTTGCAATAGGCTTTGTGTCCTCTTTTTTCAACATCTTTGAACAAAAATGGAAGTATTCATACAAATTAAAGTTAAAATCCGAATTGAAAGCCGCCTTTTTCGCAAGTTTGCTCTCTCCGTTTTTGTTGTCGCCACCGTTATACCACATAGGGTTACTGCCATAGAAGTTGTTCCCGACGTTATAAGGAACATCAGCTATAATCAACTGTGCTGGCGGTATTGCATATTTCTTGTAATTCTGCATTGAATCACGATATATCTCGCATTTAATTTTCTTTTTATACATTCTAAATCTACCAAAAGGAAACCTCGGTTTTATGTCGCGACAACCTATTCCTTTCTTTGATTTTTAGTTAGTTATTTTCTTTTCTTTTAAAGTCCTCGCAAGGCACTGTCTTACTGCAAGCGTAAAAATCTGCCCCAAACGGATTCCTTGTTCTCAAATAGCCAAATTTGCAAATACTGCAAAAGTGACTTCCCTCATTGCTTTTACAATCGTTAGGCTGTTCTTTTGTTATTTCATCAACTTTCATCTGCAATCTTTCATTTTCATTGGAAAGAGTTTCTATTCGGTCCATAAGCCAAGAATAATCTTTACTGCTCAAAATTCTCATTCTAAATCACCCGCTTTCAATAAATCCATAAACTTCTCATACTGTTTCTGCGATACCTTATTGTGCTCTTTTTCTGGCTTTAAGTGGATTATAAGGTGCTTTTCTGCGATAGATGATAATTCCCTCGCCAAAACCTTTTTGCCTTGCTGTATGCCCTGCATATAGCCTTTAGGTGCTTTTCTCTCACCTATTGAACCACTAGCACGATTTTCTCCTTGTCCGCCTAAACTGACATTCCTAAGCTGATAACCTTTATCAGCATATAGCTTGATGTAATGCTTCTCTTTCTCGTCCAGCTGACTTTCGGGGAAATTCAGAAATTCAATTCGCCAACCATAAGGGTTTTTCTCTTTGTCGTACAGTTTATGGCGTTTCAAACTAAGGTCTATGTGCTGTTGATAACCTACAAGGTGGCTTGCCAATCTGCTAAGTGTATGTAACGCCTGCCCGATATACGCATACTTAAATCCGTTTTCATCTTCTCGGAGTAGAAAATATATTCCGCTTTTGTCATTCAGTTTCGAGTTTAGCTTCAATAGTCGCTTTTTGTTTTCCTGTTCTATCGCCTTGGCTCTTGCTATGTTCTGATAATTCAACTGTTATCACCTGCCTTTAGCTGTTCCGCAAGCTCTTCTAGCTTAAACATATCATCAACAAAGATAAGCCCTGCATCTTCAACAGCTTTTGTAAAATTGTCAATAGCCTTATTTCTTACATCATCAGCTGTTACAAATTCACAGTTAAAAGTACTGCAAGTTCCTGTAGTATGATGTATACATTTATTGCAATCTCTATCCATTAATTCCACCTGCCTTTATTATCTTAATTGCCCTTTCTAAACCTCTTTGAAAACTATCATCATATTCTGCATCAAGACAAGGACTGACTTCTTCAACATATTTGTCAAAATCTGCGTATGATAGCTCTCTTTCGTCTTCAAGCTGTTTCACAACCTTATCAATATCATTAACCGTTAATTGTTCTGCATTTTCTTCAACAAGGTTATTTTCCGTTGCGGTTCTTGATTTAAACGGGTCTACGAAATTATCAATAGGTTTAGCTCCCATACTAAAAGCTATTGGTTGTTCATCAATGATAGTTTCAAATATTTCAGATAAAGCCTTACTGATATAATTTCTTTTGTGAATATCCTCAATTAATTTATCAGCGTCAATCAGTCCCATACTCACACCTCTTTAATTAAATGGTAATCCCTCATCAGCTACATTGTCTGGAATTGACATAAAGCTGTCTGAACTAGCATTACCGCCCATAATTCCATTGTTATTATTGTTCTGCTGATTAGCACGGCTTTCGCAAAATTCGTGTCTTTCAACAACGCAATCATTAGTGTAGACTTTCTGTCCGTCTTTGTTAGTATAATTGCCTGTCTGCCATCTGCCCTCAACGATTATCTTAGTTCCCTGATGCAAATACTTCTCTGCAAACTCTCCATTCTTGCCAAATGCGATACAGTTAATAAAGTCTGCTGCCTGTTCACCCTCTTTCTTAAAAGCTCTGTCAACAGCTAATGTATACCTTGCTACTGCCATACTTCCGTTTACTGTCTGTGAATATCTAATCTCTGGGTCCCTAGTCAGTCTTCCACATAAAATCACTCTGTTCATTACTTTTCCTCACTTTCTACTAACTCAAATCTGTATTTCTGTTCTGCATTAGGATATTTTTCCTCATCAACCTCGCTCATAAACATTTCAAGAGGTCTATTCCAGATATGCCTCTCATATTCATATACAACTGAAATTTCCTCGGTTTCGGTGTGCCTTGAAATACCGATAATAGTAACAATCTTGCCAATCTTAAAATGCTTATATTTCTCGCCTTTCTGTGGTAAAGGTCTGTCAAATTCTGTACTGATGTTATCTGCCTTAAAATGCCTTGTGAGTAATGCAAGGTCACAGTTTGGCTTATCTTCGCCATCAAGATTAAATTCTTCCGACTGTTCAATATGAAACTGCTGCCACCATTCGCCAGGCATAGTATCAAAATAACTTTCCAATTCTTTTGCTGTAGTTTCTCTATCGCAAACTAAATAGCCACTAACTCTAAATATTCTTGCCATATTCTCTCCTATCCGCTTCTGATTGAAGCCATTCCATACAACTAGCTTCTCCCTCGTATTCCTCGCCGAATGTGTTTTTAAATCCGACAAGAAATTCTGTCAACTCTTCATCCGTCATATTTCTTATTCTGTCAGCGTTGGTCATTCTGCTGTCACATCTGCAACAAGGCTCATTGTCTCTAGGATTGTTGTTGTGCTTGCAGTTACAAGAAATCTTTTCTTCACTATCATCAAATGCTTTTAAAAACATTTCAGCAATTTCTTTCTCGTATCTACCACACATACCTTTGCAATCAACATCCGCAATAATCCTTGAAAAGAAATCTTTGAATTTGTCAGCAATATAATCTCCTGTGAAATCGTTAGGTATGTCAATTACTACTTTCATTTTCTCCACCTCTCAATTCTTTCAGTTTTGCTTTAGCTTCGGATTTTGTGAGAAATACGGTTTTTCCAAAATCGCATTCTCTAAAATATGCTCCTATAAAATGATTTGTTGCCTTAGCATAAATTCTATATTGTTCTCCGCATTCATAAAATGTTATACTAGAAACATGAGATTCATAGACTTCGTCTTTCATATTCTCATCATATTCAATATCATCAAACACATTAAATGGAGAAGTGACTACATGTACTACATCTCCCACTTTGCAAGGCAATTTTACGAGCCTGCCCTGTTCCTCTAAGTCCTCATAATCTTTTAGCCTTCGATATACTGCGTCTATTTCTTCACAGTCTGGCTCGCAAGCAGCTCCCCATAATTCATCATCTATCCATGATGGATTGCTTTCTGTTAATCTCTCCATTACTGCTCCTTTCCGCCTTTAATTACCTTATCAATGTATTTCTGACAAGCATTTACGCATTCTTCCTGTGTTTTAAATTTTATGTCATTCCACAAGCTGTTGTACCTTATATCTCTTTCATCATTAGACGATATACAGTAATACCAAATATCATCATTAGAAGAATAGTTTATATGGCACTCAAACTTTTTGTACTTGCCTTTGTAGAATTTGCTACTATCAAATCTTTCTGAAACATCTTTAAGTCGCATATCGATTCTCCTTTCTAAAACGGGCATTTTTCTTCTATCACACTGGGTAATAATTCCCTTTATCATCCGCAACCCAATAACCTGTGCTCCAAGTATCAGTTAATGGGTCATAGACTTTTCTGCCTTTAATCATTGTTATTCTCCTATATCAATAATTTCTTTGCACTCAACAATTTCAAAATCTCTATCCCAAGAAGAACAACCACTTTCAGCCTGTTTTGCTGTTCTGTATGTTTTAATTGCCGTATCTTTCAATTCATCAACTTTGACAAAATGAAATTCTCTTGATAAACCGCACCATATTTCAGTACGATTTCGTCTCATAACGACATACCTTGTTCTTTCTATTCTCAAAACGGACATTCATCTCCTTTCCTTAATCATCTTTCAAAATACTCATATCATAGCCACTTTCAATAAATTTCAATGTCTTTTTGTGATTGCAAGCATTGCCTAAGTATATATAAATCTTCTCCATATCTTTCTCCGAAAAATCTGTACCAAGGTAATCATTTATTCCTGCAAGGATAAAACCGTGAAATTCATCATTATTTCGCTTTGTACTGTATGGCTCTGTTTTGTAAGCAGGTCTTGAAAACCACTCTAAAACCTTGCATTTAATATCTTCCTTGCTATTGCAATCTCTTAAAATAAGATATGTGTTACTTTTGATATGTGCTATAAGCTCTCCGTTATGGTTAATAACGCTGTTGGGAAAACAATCCATCAGCTCTTTTATGTCATTCCAATCGCTTAAAATGGTGGTTCATCTCCTTTCCTTAAAACCCATTCCTTGTTGCGCTCTGCAACATCTACATTCGCCCCATTTACGGCATTTTTCATTTTCTCGATGAAACTATCTCTATCAGAATTTTCACTTGATAAATGGCACATTATGACGTTCTGCAAGCTATCTGAATAATTTGCCTTTACAAAATCGCAAGCTGTGTCAATGGATAAGTGACCTCTGAAAACGTGTCTTGTCTTTGGGTCGTTATCCTTATCAACCAAATCCTTGTCATAATTCACACCTAAAAGAATGTGGTTTATGTCCCTAAACTTCCACTTGATTAGTTCACAATCAGTTATGTAAAGCATTCTCCCCATTTCCTCATGAGTAATCAGGAAGCCGTATATCGGGCAAGGCTCGCCATTTGCGTCTGTATGTGTCCACCTGCCATCTACTGTCGTTAAATCAAAGGGTTTTACTGTAAATTCGCCCATATTCATTGATTTACGGCTATCGCCTAAATATGGGGCAAGTATTGGTATTCCCATTGATTTAAAATCGTTTACTGACTTGCTATGGTCTAGAGGTGGGTGTGACTTATAATCACACCCGTAATCCCCCTTATGTTCCAATTCAAGCCCTTTTTAATCTCCTTAATCGGTATTCCGCAATCAAGGATAAGTGTTTCTCCACTGTCGGAAGTTAGCAGATAGCAATTACCGGCTGACGATGAGCCTAAGCATTTTAATTTCATACTCACACCTCGATTTCATCATCCTGTGGAAACTGAAAGTACTCTGTTGTAGCTTTCCGGAATTGTTCCTCACTCAAAATACGCTGTACTTCTTCAAAGCGCTTTGAACTGGCTGTGCAATGATAAAACACATTATTTTCATACACTTTTCTAAGCATTTCCATAGCCTTAAGTGCCTTTGCGTTGGTTGAGTATTCAGCAATTTTTACACTTGGTGCGTATGAGTTTTGGCAATATATACGTGCTACTTTTGCATCATATTTAGCACCAATAACAAATAATTGATAATCATTATATGGAACATCTAATGCTCCGTCCTGCGAAATTATTCTCATACTCAATCTCCTATTCTGCCTGCATAAATGGCGGTAATGTGTTATCTTCTGCCTGTTCTTCGGTTACTTCCGTGGCTGTGCCCTCGATAATGTCGCTTTCTTCAAAATCAACGCTGTTTGCGTTTTCTTTAATCTCATCAGCAACAACCTTTTCTGTATCAAGTTTCACATCTGATATATTCTGAAATTCTTCCTGCGCATATAACCCTTGAAATCTGTCCGGGAAAGCTTCTCTCAAAGCCTGTACAACAGCTACTTTTCTAATCATTGTAGCTGGTTTTTTCGCCCATTGACTATTGAGCGAGCCGTCTTTTTTTCTTCCTGCATACTCATCAAAGCCTACTGACTGATACTCGTCCTCTTTTCCGTCGATAAAGATTTTCGCCCAGCCGCCTACGATAGTTTCGTTAGGTAAAACCATTGTTCCCTCTCGTTCTTCAACTGTTCCGTCCTTTTTAATTACAACGATTCCTGCTTTCTTTCCCTTATATCGTGGGTCTGCATTGGCTCTCTTTGTGAAAACATCTTTTCCGGTAACTATTGTGGCTGGGTCGTTACTTCCGTACTTAATAAGGTATGCTTCTCTCAAAAACGGATTTAAGTGCTGGTATCTGCATAATGACATAAACATCATTACTTCTCCGTCAGATACATTACCGCCGCCATTTACAAGATATCTTCTTATCATTGTTGGAGAAATTTTTACCATTTCTCCATTTGATTCATATTCAACTAACTGTGTATTCTCTGCCATAATTACTTTCCTACCTTTCTCCACTTAAAATCTGACCGACAATCTGTCTTAATTCGTTGCTAACCCTGCTTACAGTCCAAAAATCCGTAGTATCAAATGCGTGAGCACAATCAAATCCAATGTACCACTTGTTTTTATCATCAATTTCAAGCGGACTAGGTGCTTCTTTGTTTGCATATGTAATGCCGCCGTGGCAATTTATACTTGCTGTATTGATAGGCAACCTTTTGGAAACCTGCACATATCCACATCTGTAACAGTTGTCGCCCATATGCCGCATTATCACATAACAGTTAAAGCCATTGAAATTGAATGAGCGTTCTAATATAGAAGTCATATTATCCCTCCACAATCTCTAATTTCTCACTATCATTAACAATCAGCATAATCAACTGGCTATCTACCATTTCAGCAACTTTTTTCTGATTATCTTCATCTAAACTCTCACTATCGTCTAAAATAATAGGCACTGATATGCCACTAATTTTCTGAATAGAATTACAAATATCAACTCTGCCTAAAATCCTGTTACCCTTGTTAGACATAGTTGTTAAAATGCTCTTTCCGTCAACAGTAGGTATGCAGCAACTTTTGTAATTGCCATTCTTAGCATATTCAAATAACTGCCACTTAACTAACCCAAAGTGGCTGTTTACCGCTTCTGTCAAGGCTTCATTCTTTGCCTTATCCAGTTCGTCAAGTAAATCAAGGATTTTCTCGGCATTAGCCTTATTCTGTTCAGAATCAACCCTTGTCTGCTTTAATTCTTCAAGTCGCTGTTCGTCTGCTGCCGTATCAGACTTTGCAATCTTGCTTTCACATTCTGTTAACTGCTGCCTTAAAGCTGTTTCCTGTGCCTTTAATTCTGCCTTGGCTGTTGAAATATCGTTAGCCTTGTGCATAGCTTCTTCTCTTTCAGCAATCTTCTGTTCAAGTGCCTTGTATTCTTCTGTGGCTGACACATCAATGCTTGCAGGAAGTGCGGATAACTGATTTTCAAGGTCTGCGATAGTCATATTCAGCATTACAAGGCTTTCTTTATGCTGTGGCGACTCTGCTTCGAGGCCTGCAAGTGTTTTCCTCTCCTTGCTCAATCTGTCTGCGTAAAGGTTTCCGTTATCGGTGATAGCCTTTAGCGTGTCAACCTTGTGCTTCTTGAAGTCGGCTCTTAACTGCTCTTTTTTATCCTCACTGTATTCATTACCACAGTAAGGGCAGATAAGGCTATTCTCATCAAACTGACGGTTATTCTCCTCCATCCACTTCTTACGTTCCGCATTGAGATATCCGGTTATACTCTCAATAGTCTGCTTCGACAATTCAATGCAGCGTTCTGTCTCACTGATAGTCTTTTCTGTCTGCCTAACAAGAAACTGCTTATCAGAAATCTTGTCCTCAATCTCTCTCCTGGCCTTAACATTGTCCTCATTAGCCTTGCGCGACATATCACTAAGCTCAAATTTAAGATTGAGAATATCCGAACTAGCCTTGTCATATTCAGCTATCAACTTGTCATTGTCGGTCTGCTTTGCCATGCAATCAGCAATCTGCTCTTTAAGGCTGTTCTTCTGTAATTCAAGGTTAGATACTTCAATAGCCTGTTTAAGCTGAATGTCACGCTCCTTTTCCTTAATCTGTCCGTCAAGAATAGGCAAATCCTTTGTAATTTTGGTCTTGGTAGCCTTATTCATAGCGGATAATTCCTCAACTGTATACTTATTAAGCATAGGAACTAACTCGGCTAATTCAGCTTTCTGTGAAGCTATATCAAGGTCTGTAACATCTCCTACAAGACCAAATAAGTATTCTCTCATTTCTGCTGGCTTCTGATTAAGAAAAGCATTTACATTACTGCACATCTTGAACACATTCATATCAACATCAAGGTACGCATTGAAGTCCTTTAATGTCTTAGGCACATCATTGATGAAATACTTGTTATCGTCCTTATAACTGCTGCCGTCCTTGCTGTAGGTACGCTTCTGTACTTTCTTCATAGTTACTTCTTTTCCGTCAACATCAAGTGTAAGCTCAACACTTGTATCCATATCATCAACGGACTTTCCGTCAACCTCTCTTCTTACAACCGGATTATCCTTTAATTCATAATCGCAGTTAAACAAGCACCACAGATAAGCCGTTGCAATAGTCGACTTGCCCTTGCCATTCTTAGCCACAATTTTTGTAATGGCATAGAAGTCAAATTCTGCGTGTGCATAACACATAAAGTTTTCAAGTACTACCTTTTTTAAAATTGCTCTTTCCATAAACATATCCTTTCCTTATTTATATATTCATAATGAACACATCATCTTCTATTGAGAAGTTATCAACCGTCTTGTCTGCAAGATAATGCCGTCTGTCAAGTTCATCAAACGTGCCGTCAAATATAACACCTTGAACTGGATGCCATACCTGACAACGCTTTTCATTATCTGCTGCCATACTAGCTAATTCCGAAACAGTAATATCACTATTCATCAGCATTCTCCTCTTCCTCTATAATCTCAACTCTGCCTACTGATACCTCGTAAGCTACTCTGTTTTCAACTTCATCTTCGCTTATCTTCTTCGCATAAGGTCTTGACTGAAACCTGCCTGTCATTTCTATATGTGTTCCTACTGGCAAGTGACCGACAAACTTAGCTGTTCTGCCCCAAGCTATGCAAGGTATATAGTCTGACTTGCCATATGGTCTGTTTACTGCCACTAATATGTCTGCAATCTCTCTTCCTTTTGGCGTGCACCTGTATATAGGTGGCTTGCATAAGTGACCTATAATCTCAACAGCATTATTTACATCCGGATTAATTTCAACATCTTCTAGCACATCTATTTCCCTGGCGAATACACTAAGTATCAGATGACTATGTTCCTCATTATCTGTATGCTTGTTGTATGACCTTATCTGTCCGTCAATTACTACAGTTCTGTCTACATCTAGTCTGTTAATGTCAACAAGTCTTTCAGATACAACGACCGGAAGCATATCTACATTGCCGCTTTTTCTTGGAGCTTCTATGTAGAAAATATAAAATCCCTCACTATATACCTCGTGAGAAAATACCGGTTTCTTAGCAATCTTACCTATCATATAGACTTTATTATTTGTTATCATTCCTTTTCTCCTCTCTTAACAAATCCTACGACTTTACCGCCGTCTATAACTGTTACCATATCTTTCTTCTCGTACATATCAATGCAATCCTGTACTGTTATTACTTTTTCGTTTACCTGTTTCATCTTGTTCTTTCCTTTCTTCTGCATTAGTTCTTATTGTTGCAATAACGGCGCAAACTGTTGTGAGTATTATGCCGAATATTATTCCTGCTATAAAACCTAGTATCATAGCTTATATCTCTCTTTCATTATTGTAGGCAGTTCGTAGCAGTCGATATAATCGTGAGTGTCTGCTATGTACTTCTTTTTAAGCTCACTCAAACCACACCCGTATTCGTGCTTTAACTGCCCTAAAATATCATTTATAACTACTCTTCTTAAGAGTTCACAATTCTTATTTCTTCCTAAGAGGTAACTTGTTCTTCTGCCAATGTGTGCCAAGATTTCAAGTTTTTCCACCTCATTAATCTGCTCTCTTTCGCCTTTTTCAGAAATAATAAATATCAATCTGCTAAAACTCCTTTCTAATTAATAAGCTGAAATATCATTGACACAATAAATAATATTGCTGATAACATCCATAAATATTCAGCTATCCTACTGTCTCTCTTCGCTTTCTTGTATGCCGCAATAGAGACTTCTAAATTGTTTCTTTCTGCTATCAGTTCCTCTACTGATATGCTATATTGTGGCGTTGCTTGTACTTCCTTTTCCATAAACTTCTCCTTATTTTAAAAATTGTGATATAATCCTCTTATCTTTTTATAGGAAAGAGGTGAAATATGACTGCCGGAAAATATATATCAGCTTATGCTACCGCTAAAATTTGTGGTTATAATGGCTCATATGATGATTTTAGAAAACTGTACGACCAATACTATTCAGAAATTATCAGTTCAGTGCCCGCTGAAGAACCGCAATTAGCAAAAGCTGAAGCGACTAACAATCCGTTCCGTAACCTGAAGCACTTCTAAATGCTTCGATTACTGGGGAAATGGCGGTAAGTACTTTGATTGATAGCTCAATGTTAGTTTCTTCAAGGCGCTTATCGCCGCTTTTAATATTTCTGTAATCATCCACAATATCCATAGCAATATGCTGTGCAAATTCATCAATGCTTATAAAACGAGAAGCTTCTTTCTCGGCAATTACGCTTTTTCCGTTTTTGTCTGTTATTGTGTATCTTTGTCTTTCCAACTCTTACTCCTTTCTCAAAAACTCATACTTATCTGTGCATTAGCTTCTTTTACCTGTTCAGCAAGTGCCATAGGCAACGCATAATCATCTATAAACTTGTGTACATTATCAATGTACTTTCTTCTTATGCTCTTATATGTTGTTACGCAACCAAACTCACGTTTTACCTGCTTATATATGTCAGAATATACTGAACTGCGAATACTGCCGTTCTTATAGGCTTCACTATCCTTGCCACCAAGTACAATTACGCCTTTTCTATTAACGTGCTGTTTGACCTCATCAATCTCACAGCCGTAAAGAGGTGTGTTATCCTTAAGCTCTGTCATATCTTCTTTGATAGAGTTAACAGCCTGTTCAAGTTCTGTATAGCCCTGTGCTAAAAGCTGTATCTGACCGCCTGTTGTCTTTGGCATACTGTAACCGCCTGTCTTTCTGATTGTCGGTAACACTTCACTTGTTACCCACTTACGAAACTTCCTCGCATTTTCTTTTCTGCTGTCAAGAATTACATCGTACAAACCGTCTTCATTGACAAATATGGTATTCTGTATTCTTCCAAGTGAATCTGGGATGGGGTAATTTGAAATTACCTCGTCAGTAAGCCTCTGCTTTACTCCCTTTGCTGTAAGCTCTAATATTCTGCATAAATCTCCAAGGCAGAATAAAGCTTCATCATCTTTAGTAATAGTTCGGATTTCTCCAAACTCTGAATTGCTAAAAATCTGTAAATCGTTCATATTACTCCTTTCTGTGGTTGTTTCTATCATCTGTGCTTTAATGGAATTTGCTGTACATCATTCAGAAATAATTGATTTTGTCAAAGATTTGGCAAAATAAAATGGCAAAAAATCTGAAACAGCAAAACAAATGTTGATAGCACTAATGCAACATCTGAAACAGACGGTTTTTTCATTCTTGCTCCTTTCTGCTTATTATCAAAATAATAAGTCAATTATCGTAAGTGAAATATTCAATATTGCAATAACAACAGCGATTATTGATGTTATTAATGCTATGTCACAAAGTCTTAATTTCTTCATTGATACCTCTTTACTTAATCCATTTTTCAACTGGGATTTTTGTTGCTTCTGCAATTTTTTGTACTGTGGTTAACGCCGGTAAAGAATTATTATCTTTCCACCTGCCTACAACTCCATTACCAAGACCACATTTTTTTTCAAATGCGTGTATTGACAAATTGTTTTCTTCGCAATAAGCGACAACATTTTGATAAAACATAGACTTCTCCTTTCTTTATTTAATAAAGATTTAGAGAAAAGCTTGACAATCTTTAGAGAAAGTTCTAATATATGAATTGTCGAGAAACATATTTTGAGAGCACTTCCCTTTAAGTTTATTTTTTAGGCTTTTCCCTAACCTTTAAACTTATTATATAGAGTGTTCTCTAATTTGTCAACACCTTTTTTAGGTGAAACTCTAAAAAATGGAGGAAAACACAAATGAACACGGTAGAAAGAGTAAAAGACCTATGCAAACAAAGGAAGATTTCAATACATAAATTAGAATTAGAATGTGGTTTTGCTAACGGATATATAGGTCAGTTGCGTAAAGGCACATTGCCAGATGATAGGTTGGGGAAAATTGCCGAATATTTAGGCGTATCAGCCGAATATTTAAGAACTGGCGAAGAAGAACAGCTTATTTTATCTGAGCAAGCTGATTTGTGGATTAAAATTAGAAATGACAAAAGATTATTACACTCATTAAAAACATTTTTCAAGTTAAGTGACGAACAACAAGAATATGTCCTCGGCTTAATTAATTTATTTAAAGGAGAGTTGTAATAAATGATTGAATCGAAGGATTTTTTAAAGACTATAGTAGAGAAAAGAGATAAAAATGGCAACACTAACTATGCCGACATTGCTAGTTGTCTTGGTATTGATATGATTTCAATGTTGCCATTTATGAGAGAGCTTAGTAATAAAGGTTACATCACCCAAACCCTTGAAGATGTAACTATTACTAAACTTGGACTACTTGCTTATGATGAACTTTAATTAATACTCACGATTTATGAAATTGCGATAAAATCTTTTATTCTTTCAAGTGTACTAGTGCAACATTATGTTGCACTAGTTTTCTTTATATCTGCTATTATTTTATAGATATACTCTAATACTGCATTATCGTTGGTATTTTCTACCATTTCAATAATTTCCTTTTTGTAATCATTGTTATTCACATTCGCACTTCCCCTCTTTTACTATTGTGACGATGTAATTATTATAGAACACACGTTCTATCGTGTCAAGTGTAGCGGCGATATTGCCAACGCCAATCAAACAATATCGCCTGCCAGAACTTGAAAATGTTTAAGGGTCTTTTCTCAAAGACAAGTTTATTATACATTTATCGTTAGTATATTTCAAATACTTTCGGTCGTGTAATTTTGACCTTATTCGACAACTAACTGGAACTTGTCGATTGCATTACCCATAACGCCTGCATATCCGTCCATTCCGTTAGATGTTTCATCATCTATCTGCTCTGGATAGAAGTTTCTGTTGCCGAATACAGATACCATATACTTAGCATACTTCCAAGGCTCACCCTCTGGTGTATAGTAGATAATTTCTACGGCATCTATCGGTGTTTTCTGGTCGCCTGCAAAGCCGTTGTTGAAATCATTACAATCAAAGCCGGTAACATAAGGAAGCCAATCGCCATTAAGCATATGAACTCTGTACTTAACTGAACCTCTGCTAACCTTGATAATAAGTGCTGTGATAGCTTTATTGTCACCTGCACCAGCCCAATCTTCTCTGTCCTCTACTTCGCCCCACCATCTGTCTGTATAAGCGGCGTATGTAGCATATACGTGTTCATCTGTGCTATCCTCTGTGTTATCTTCTTCACTGTTATCTTCTGCATTATCTTCTTCATTATGAAAGCCATAGAATTCCGATAAGTCGCAAACTCCGTCTACTCCGTCAACAACGCCACTTGAAGTATACTGCCAGCCCACAAGGTTTCTAGCAACACTAGGCTTCTTGTCTTCGTTAGGGTCTGTATCAAGTGCCATTTCATTATATCCAAGATAGTACCTTGCTATCCAGTAATCGCAGTTAAGAATTTCTTCGTCTGCATATGGGGCAATGTAACTGCCATACCACGCCATGCCTGTATAGATACCAAACTCATAGCCAGCTTCCTCTATTGTGTGCTTATATGCCTTGATTATGTCGATAAGGTCTGACCCTAAATTCTGCATACAAGTATCTTCTATATCCATCCACACCTTAACTTTACGTCCGTCAAGTATCTCTAAGACACGCTTAGCCGTTGCAACCGCTTCTTCTACTGTCAGTGTGTATACATAGTTATATACACCGCAGATATGCACACCTGCTAACTGACAGCCTTTCCAGTTATTTTCAAACTGCTTATCTGGGTCAAAATCACGTCTGATAACCTTAAGGACAGCGTGAGTAAGTCCTGCCGCCTTAACTCTATCCCAGTCAATATCACCATTCCACGCTGAAAAATCTCCACACTTAATCATACTAAAATACCTCACTTTCTACTGTTCCTGTTACATCTGAACTAACTGTGTTATCTTCTGTACTGTATGTTGCCTTGTAAGTGTTTTTAACACCATTAAGGAAGCTCTTAAGTTCGCTGTCTAGTGCTGTATCATTTGCTAAGTATGCCGCAAAATCATTAAAGCTAGCTGACATACTAACTGTGCCGCTTTCACTGATTGTAGCTGACAGATAAGCCACCTGTTTAAGTGTTCCGTCTGAGTTTTGAACAGATAATGTTCCGTTCTTCTGAATTGATGAGTTGATGTCTAACATTGTGTTTTACCTCCTAATTTGTATTAAAAAAGGACACCCGAAGATGTCCTTAATTACTTAATTGCTTTTCTAATTTTTTAATTCGCATATTCTGTGATTGTACAGTTGCAACCAAATCCGCTATTAATTCATCATAACGTAATGCATATCTTGCTGTTAATTCTTTAGTTGTGTTTCCGTCTTCATCCGAAACTTGTATCTCGTAGTTATCGTCATTAACTTTTTTATCTATAAATAATCCCCAATCGCTATCGCCCATTTTTTCTTTAACTTCTTGTGCAATAAAGCCGTGGTGCAATCGGTTGGAAGTACCATCTTTCATCCTAAATTCGCTTGGAATTAAGCTATATATAAAGTCAGCAGTCCGTTCTATTTCTAATGCCTTAATATCTTTTTTTACATTTCTGTCGGAGTCCGAAGCTATTGTACCAATAAAACCGCCCATTGCAGTAATTGAATACTTAGCAATCATAGAACCCATTAAAGAAACTTCTGTCTGTGAGTAAAAATTTTTAGAAGTATCATTATTATAAATTCTAACATTTGTTGCAACTTGCGTATCCGAATTAGGATTGTTGCAATAAAAGTTTGCAATTTGAGGATTACCATCATTGCCTACATTAAGACCTTTAATTGCAAATAGATTACCATAAACACTCAAATCTTGAGTTAGCATATTGCCATTGCCGTAAACAGTCCACAGAGGAGAGAGTTTTTGCGGATTATTCCCTGCTTGAATTCCTTTTTGAATAGAATATATCCAAGTATTATCGCCGGAATTTTGCTGATAAGGTGATATCCACACGCGTCTTAAGTATCCATCATTTGCCAAAGTGTCCGCTTGCAAATATCCTTTGATGTTCCAATCTCCAATTTTTCCGCTTGTTAAATATCCAGTTCCAGTTATAATAGCGTTGCTTGCATACATCAATCCATCTGCTCGAACATACCATTTTTCTTTCCAATTTTCTGATATTGAACTTCCTTCATTTGTTAATGTAGCGAATACCCAGTCCGTTCCTTTTGATGGAGTTGTCATACCTGCCCAATACTTGCTATCTGACGTAGTAGAATTAATAGAATTATTAGCTATATTCCACTGCGCAATCTTTCCATAATTCGCAATTATATTATTACTTGTTATTGTTCCGTCAGCAGTAATGCTAGTGTTCGTACTGCTTAACGTAAACCTGTTACCGCTTAAGTTAAGACCGCCCCTTGCAGTAATATTTATCGTATCTGCAATAGCTTCGATAGCACTCTTAAGCTCACCTGTTTTAGGGTCTTTTTTGATGTATAAATCAAGACTTGTTTTGGTTGCATAACTTTTTAAATCGCTCGACTTAGCGTAAGTTCCACTAAGTGCCAAACTAATACTTGAACCATTATCATTAATTTCCTGCGTAATTTTGTTAATCATAGTAGTTGTTGTACTATAATTATCTGTCAGATTTTTCTTTGTCTGTGTTAATTCTGTTGATATGCTATCAAGATTAATCTTAAGGCTAGCGTTCTGATTAAGCATATAAGCTAATTGTGTGTTAGATACCTCTTTCCAACTCCAATTACCTTTATCATTTTTGACCCATCGCCAAGTTTTTTGAGCTGTTTCGTTGTACGCTATTGCTCCGCGATGTTTAGCATATTCATCATTGCTGTAAGTCCAAGTAAGATTATCATCTGGAAATAAATCGTCTGCTGGATAAATGGGTATAAACCAATCAACAGCAGGGTAATTATCTTTTGTAGGCGTTGCTGTTACTGTATACACCATAAAATTATCATTCGTTTGTTGGTATAAGTCAGATAACGTGATTTCGTAGCTATTTAGTTTCTGGTTAACAGTGGAAAACTTAGTCTTAATGCTTTCATTGTCAACATTTTCAGTCCACCACAACTTATTAGTGATAAAATCACTAGCAACTTTCATCATACCGCCCCATTGAGTATAATCTTTGCCAGCACCACTTGTTATAGCTTGCATAATGACATTAAGTGTCTGTTTTTCGTTATCAAGATAAATCTTGTTGCTTTTAAGTGTATGGGTGCTATCGTTATTGATGACATTAAATAGTGTTTCAATATCCAGCTTACTCGCATTGATATTAGCATTATCTTGAACAACATCATCACGAACAACTTTTCTTGTAACACCTTTTTCAGTAAGTCCCAAGGCATCAAACATAAGATTTCCAGCCTTATCCCAGACATACATATTATAGTCTGAATTAGCGTCTTTACCTATTTGAACTCTTATTCTGTCAGTATCTTTAATGATAATTGTATTGTCTTGCCAATAAGACATTCCATTTTCGCTATGAACCTTAAATTTAGTAGTGTTAAGGTCAAGTGCTGTAATCTTGCTTGCGGCTATGCTGTCAATCATAGCATCTTTAATCTGTGCATTGCCGATAACACTTACAACTGCATTAGCAAATTCTGTTGTTAAACTTTTACCTGTCGCCGAACCAAACATTAATGTCTTAATATCTGCTACATCTGCATTTAACACACCTATCTGTGCATAATCTGCTTGCAACTTAGCGATATTAGCTTCATTAATCGTAGCTTTACTCGCCGTCAAATTAACAATATCTGCTGTGACAGTTTCAATCTTATTAGCTTTTAACTGGTCGATATACGCTTGATGCGCCTTTAAATTCTCAATATTAGCATTAGTTATATCAGCATTTTCAATAACTGCCTTGTTAATTAAGACTAAATCGGCGTAGTATCGTTCCATCTGCTTTGTTATCGGACCGCTAGCAATGTTGCTGTTTTCTGTGTCGGATTGACCTATAGATGAAACAGTATCCATTAAGCCGCCGTCGCATTCGTGCGTAATCTGCATTATAGGTACTTTGTAATCAACGCCGCCCTTATTAACAGTTATAATGTCACCTACCTCTAATCGCCAATCGCCTAAAAACTTAACTGTAAGCGGTCTGAACTGAAAGCCGCCTATCTTGTTATAAATCTCATTTAAGTTAGCTTGTGTCATAAATGGATTAGCAAAGCTAAGTCCTGTTGCACCGCTACCGCTAGTGATTGTGCTAGTTTCCTTATCGCCGGACTTTGTATTATTACAAGTCAGTTTTCTTATCGTAAAATCCTTGCTAGTAGTAAAAGTAACGCCTTGCTGATAGTATTGATGTCCGTCAAGCACGTAGCCGCTATCCTTGTACCATTTAATTTCAAGGTTTCCGTCAGAATTAATAGCCGCATTGCCACCTTGTAACGTAGCCATATATCCAATCATTTCACGCATTGTATAGCCTTGTGGCTTTTCTGGGATTGTATGTGGAGTTGTTATGCTAGTTGCTAACTGTATGCCTAACTTTGTGCAGATTTCCTCTAAAATAGCCTTATCCGTACTAGGATAAGTTAATTCAGAAAAATAACCTTTTTCCGCTTTGTACATCTTGTCATAAGCTGTGTACTTAGTGTACTCGCCGTTGCTCTCTTCTTTAGTTACAGTAAATATGCCTATCTGTACATACTCAATTCCACTATCGCCCTTAACGCCCTCAAAAATAGTTATGTCCTTATTTTCAAGCGTAATTTGTGGCTGAAAAATAGAAAAGGTAACACTACTACTGCAAGTGTTACCTATCGAAATGCTATTGTTTGGATTGATTATATTACTGTATTTAAACTCATTAAGTGTCTGATTGTATTCTTTTCCGTCAACTAAATATTTGCTGTAATATCTTGCATACAGTAAGTTGAAGTTCGCACCCCAATTGATATTTTTCATATATTGGATTGCCCCTTTCTGTTGATTAATCGTTAATCATAAAGCTAAGTGCAATAATCTGTGCTGGCTCAATAGCTTCACAGCTATCAAATGCACTTATGTTAACTTTCGTGCATTCAAGCACTTCTATTTCCTGTTCTCCTAGTTCGTCAAGCTCTGATTTTGTTTTATTACTATCCCCTTTATTTTCTTTGCGTATCTTTTCTATCGTTTCTACAACTGCTTTAAAGTGCGGCTCTAATGCCTTAATGTTAGACATAATGGCGACTGCTAATCTGCCACCCATTTTAAGCTGTGCTACACTTCCAAGTGCTTCATAATGTGCTAAAACTTCATTTCCTGTTATTTTCATAGTTAATCTCCTTATTTCTGAATTAAACTTAATTTTGCTCCGACTATTAATCCGTCCTCATTCTTCGCCCTTGTGAGATACGGATATGTCACATCTCCTGTATAGATTGTCATTTCCTTTTGCTGACCGCCTAAAAATAGGACTTGTGCCGTTGGAAATGGGTTATTAACATCACTTACTACATCATCAAGTTTTTTGGCTTGCTGGCCTGTTAGCGGCGGTAATTGTATCTCTACCTTATCCTTAAGACACACCAACGTACCAACCAAATCTCCAGCATCATTTCTTCCAGTGTTCTTAGACCAAATTTTCGCCCTAGTGTACGTGTAGCCATTATATGCTACCGGGAATGTCACTCCCTCGATAATTACAGCACTTATCATTCAATCGCCCCTTTCTGCCTAAAAATGGGTAACAAAAAAGGAATGTACCATTTCTGATACATTTCTTAATAAATTAAACAGTAATTAATTTAGTAGACTATAGTAAGAATATCCCCACCAGTATTTGCTGTGTTAGTAATTTTTATTTTTCCATTATCACCTAGTCCAATATTAACTTTTGAATTTTCTTTAATACTATGAAGAAATATTTTTGTATTTCCTGCTTCGCTTCGTACTACATAAGCCCCCATATCAAATGCTGTTTCATATATTAAAAGCATTGTTCTTAATGGTATATATATTGTTTCATTTGTATTTATAAAATATTTATTTATTTTATTTTCCAACAAAGCAACATCTGCATTAAGCCGTCCTGTGTTACCAGTGTAACTGACATAATCATCATATAATGCACTTAAATCTGTCGTTAGCATAGGTTTAAAAACCGCATTATTTAATATTGCACCTGTATAAACAACTATTCGAAGATATTTAAAAGTATCATTTGATGTTTTGTTAATTATACTACCATTACCATAATCAGCACCTGTTGAATTACCTTTGTATTCAAAGTCAAGTTTAAAACTTGTTGTAGAACCTCCTTGTGGACATCCTGTTAATTTATATTTTCCAGAAGCAATTTTTATATCACTTTGTAGTGTAAAAACTGTAGTTTCACTACAAGTTCCATTAATAGTATAAACACCATTATCGCCATTAATAGTAAGACCATTTTGAGTAAGACTATGAAACGAAGGATTAAGCAAATTTACACAAGTATTATGTGTCATATTACTGTTTAGCTCACTTATCATATTGTTATTATTCTTAATACCATCTTCGATATGATTCAGCCTGTCTGGACTTAATGGAGTACCGCCACTAGTGCCAGCTTTCCACACTTGCTTTACATATTGAATAAAATTCATAGTAAAACCTCACTTTCTAAGCACACAAAAAGGACACCTCACAATTAAGTGAAATGTCCTTGTCATTTTGCTATTTATTTGTTATTATTGGTATGAGTTAATTTACATTCACTCATACGTGCTAATCAGAACAGGTCTACCCAACTTGTTCTGATTTTTTTATTCTACTTTTAATGTCAGCTTCATAAGTTTCTTACTTGAACCCCAAGCTGTCACTTCTAAATCAACGTCACTCTTATCTTCTAGTATGTATATCCTAGCAACTGTAATATTCGCACCTGTCTGCAACTCTCTTGCCGCATTGTTATATTCGTCAACATCAAAACTAGCTAACGGATAGTCAAGTTCCTTGCCGTTCTGAAAGCAAGTGACATTATAGTTGTAAATAAATGCTTCATTGTCTTTTGAGTTATTTGTAAAGTCAAAATAGACAACAACAACTTCCCTATCATTGCTATCTGTAATTACTTCGTGTTTGAGGTATTTAAGTGTTGTATCATCATTCGTTGCTGTATCTGTATCTTGCTGTGTTGCACTGGCTTGTTTCGTAGCATTAACATTGTTACTGTTGTTACCACTTCCGTTGCTAAAAGCAACTATTAGAAATAGCACAAACGATACTATTGCAAAGTAAGAGCCTAAATGTCTTTGTGACTTATCGCCTTTGCTTTTAATTAAATCCACAATAGCCAATATAAAGCCTATTGGGATTGTAAATATAAATAGTGCTGTTACTGCCGCCGCTATGCTTAGCTTACTATCTTTTTTCTTTACTTTCTTTTCTTTGTTCATATCGTGTTACCCCTTTGCTTTTATTGTTCTATTTTACAATCATTAAGTATTAAAAATTGACCTTTTTTAACTGTGCAATATGTCTGATTATCAAAATTATCATTGCTTACAATGTGACTTTGCCTTAAATCATCATAGATACAATAATATCCTCTTGATGATGTGGCTATCAGTTTATATTCTCCTGATTCTATGTCAATTCCAACCTCTAACATACAATTATCAAGAGTAGTTTTAGTTGTATAATGCTGTCTAAATTCCAAAAGAGGTATCGCATTGCACTTGTTTAGTTCAAGATATTCTCCGTCTTCTACGCTTATCAACATATTGCCTTTGAAATTTTCATTAAACTTTATTTTGGCTTTATTACTGTCTGCATATACGCCAAAATAAGCTGAACCTCTGCTTGTTAATGACTGCAAATAGTAATCGCCATTTGGAATATCTTTACCTACTTTGTAAGTGCCTGCCTTATATTTTGTCAGTTTATCATATGTATCTTGTGTTGTCTTTTGTATTGTAGCCGCTGTGGTTTTTTCAGTAGCTTTTTGTGTTGTAGTTGCAGGCTGTGTATTTGCTATTGTTTTATTATCGCTTTCAGCTATATTATTAATAATAAATAATGCTGTAACAAATACTATTCCTGCCAATACTGCAATCGCTATCTCCTGTAGCTTCTTTTTGTTATCTTTTTTATCCATTGCAATACACCCCTTTGCTTTTATAGTGCTTAAAGTGTATCACAATGGATTAGATTATTCAATTAAATGTTAAACGCTGGCTGTCCTGTCATTGCCGTATAACTGTTAGCTTTATCTTGTACCATTGTAAATAAATTTTCTGCATCGCCTTGTAGCGTTACATTGATATTATTGCTACTTTCTGCCATAGCCGCCCTAACAGCATTGTAAACTGCCGGATAAACTGCATTAGCAATACCTGTTGTAATTTCCTGTTGATTGGCTACTGCTGTTCTTCCGTCCATAGTACCAACCATTTCGGGTGCAACTTCATTAGCAACGAACAACTGTCCTTTGTTTGGGAAGCCACCATTAGCATAAAAATCAACATTAATATGAGGCACTTCTGGAGGCATAAGATTAAATTCGCCCTCAATGCTAAAATGTGGCATTTTAATATGAGGAAATCTAAGCGATAAGTCGCCCCACCAGTCTTTTAAATCATACCACAAGTCACGTATATAGCTAAAGAAATCTTCTATCGCAACTGATATTCTGTGAAGTTCTGGTTTGCTATCCCACCAATTAAGCACGTTATACCATTCGGTTTTAAGCCCTTGCATTATTCCACTCGCCATATCGTTCCATCTGTCTGCTGTAAAGTAAGGTGCTACATGGTTATTCCACCAGTTATATATGCCTGTGCCGCCCCACCAATTAGAAAAACTATTCCAACTGCTAGATAAGCTATTCTTAATATTTTCACCTAAGTTGCTCCATCTTTCTTTAGTAAAATATGGCAAGACATTATCATTCCACCAATTATATATGCCTGTGCCACTCCACCAATTATTGAACGAAGTCCAACTATCAGTTAAGCTGCCCTTTGCGTTATCTCCAAGAGATTGCCATTTTGCTTTTGTAAAATAAGGTGCTACGCTATTGTTCCACCAACCTACGATAGCTGTATTGCCCCACCAATTAGAAAAGCTATTCCAAGCATTGCTTAATGAAGTTTTAGCATTGTCGCCTAATTCTCCCCATTTTGCCTTAGTAAACCAAGGTTCAACGCTTGTAGTCCACCAATTTGCTATATCATCTTTATGCCCGAATGTGATTGTTTCTATCACTCCGTCAATAAAGCTAGGTAAATCTTCAAATGGTGCTTTTATAAGATATGCTAATTGGTCGAACATTGACATATCTATTTTCTCGCCTGTTAATTTTTCATTGAGCCAATTGCCTAAATTAAATCCAGCAATAGCGGCTACTATTCCACCTACTATTCCAGCACCTATAGTTAAGCCTATTTCTGTTGCCGTTCCTGCTCCTATAATAGTGCCTATATCTGTTGTAAGTAATCCACCTATTCCTGATATTATACTGCCTGTTCCGAATGATTTTAAAGCACCTTTAATACTTGTTCCTATTACTGTAACAAGTTTCTTTTTCAAAACACTTCCTAAGCCTGTAAATTTCAATGCCGCTATAGCCGTTATTAAGGTCGTTTCAATTGGTGCTGCCGTAAATGAACCACTCCATAATTCGATAGCTGCTTTAATGGCTTGCCATAACACATTGCCAAGGCTTGAAAATATTTCAACCCAATTAAGTCCAGCTAAATACTCTCCTATATTATGTCCAATTGTATACCAAGGAACATCATCTATAGCCTTTGCAAACCAATTAAAAATTCCTGCCACAAGGTTAGATGTATCTTGTCCTGCTGCATAGAAATCCCCGATTGCAAAATCTTTGAATATCTTCCTAACAGGTTCAAGTGCTTTCTCTATCTTATCAGCCCAAGCAACCGCCGAATTTTCCATATTGGCAAATGCTTTATTCCACGCCGCTTCATATTCAGCCGCCGCCTTAGCGATATCATCTGTCAAATCAATAGTGCTACCACCGCCACCACCACTTGAACCCTTGCTTGAGCTTGTATCGTCCTGTAATTTATTTATTTCATCAAATCCCATAAGGGATAATGTAGCTTTCTTAGCTGAATCAGCTACATCTTGGTAGCCATCTGAAATATCTTCTAAGCCGTCTGATGTGTCTTTATAGCCACTTTGTCCGAAGCTCTCAAAGTCAATCTTAACGCCCATTAAAGAAGCAAGACCAACTAATAATCTTTTGATTGCAATAGTTACTCCGTTTACTATTGGCATAACCTTTGAAAGAATTGGGATAAATAGCTGTCCTGCTACCATTCCTACCTCTTTCATATTGTTACTGAACTGACGTAACATATTACTTGGGGAGTTGATTGTCAAATTTGTTATCGTATAGGCTCTTTATCCTATACTTCTTATAGTTTCCTATAAGTTCAGAGTACATTATCACCCACGTTTTTACGTTTGGTTTGGTGGTAGCCACTTCCACCTCATACTGCCCTATATGCAGTAGTGTCGGACACTCTTGGGAATATTATATTTATTCAATTCCTACTCGTTACAATACTTAATAGCCTGTTCGTAATCTATTAAGTTATCTCGGTATTGGCATAGCTTATAGCCTTAGCCTTCACCGATTTTGCCCGATTGTCATAAGATGTTTCCATTCTTATGCAACACTTGGAAGATAAGTTATGTCATTAACTTTCTTCCGTCTATTAGCTAAATCACCCCAAGATACTTTACTTTGGTCTAATATTGCCAACACTCTTAATTGCTGTTTTTCCATCTGTGTCATTTCTGATACAGACTTTGATATCCCTAAGTTGTAAGCATATGTCGCTAATGTAGCATTAGTAATATCAATACCATACTTATACAATGCCCTTGATTGACCGATTAAGCCGCTTTGCAAGTTCTGTGCTACCGTTGAATAGTCCACATTAAAAAGTGAGCTTATATCGCCTGCAAGCATTGTCATTGACTTTGTTATAGCCGTTGTTGCTTCGCCTGTCTGTCCTAATGAGTTAGTAACAGAAGCTAACTGTGAAGCATACTGTGTTATCTCTTGTATGTTAAGTCCTAAGTTCTTTGCTCCGCTTTCTTCAAGCAAACCGCCTTGAACATTAACTTTTAAGCCAGATAACTTTCCAAGAGTATCATTTACTCTGCTTTGAAAACTTTCTGCGTATGCTGTTGCGTTATCATATCCGTACTTTTCGTAATCCTTATCCCATTCCGAACCAATCTTGCCAAATGCTACCGCTTGATAGTTAAACGCTTCAATGTAATCTGTCGTTGACTTGATTGCTTCTGTAAGTTTCTTACTGCCACGAATTACCATAAAATAAGTGGCATAAAACTTACCTATTGCACTTGCTAAGTTCCAACTGCTTCTAGTTGCTGTCCTAGCACTTGTAGAAACGCCATACAGCGACTTTTGAAGCGAGTTTGAAGAAGTACCCACCTTGCTACCCTGACTAGCAAGATTAGCCAATGCGTTAGTCATTTGAATGACATTCTGACTTACTGTTGGCGCTCTTGATAGCGTTGTCATTAAGCCATTTAAAGCATTACCTAGCTTTGGAATGTTTACAACGGCGTTTTCTATACTCTTACTGCCTAGCTTACCAAGTGACTTTGCAAATTCTGTGACTTGCGTTGCATTTTGTGGAATAGCTGATATGCTTGCAACTGCCTTTGTGACAGCTTGAAGTGATGTAGCTGTGCTAGTTAGCGCAACAGAATCAACAGAACCTATCTTTGTGATGTTCTTAGCAAGCCTTGTAAAATCTGCTGTTCCTGCGTTCATATTCTGCATAGCAGAACCTAACTGATTAACACCATTCGCAAGGCTACTTAATGATGAGCCATTCACAGTTGCAAGTGATGTTGACAGCCTTGTAAGCTGATCTATCAGTTTATCAACAGAATCGATAGCTTTAGTGGCAGTACCGGTAATTTTGACTTCTAATGAATCTAATTCCACGCTTTATACCTCCGGCTTATCATTTTTAGGGTGTGTTAAATCCCAGTTTGCTTTGCGTATTTTCATATTCAAGACAAACTCTTCTCTCTTTCTTTGTATTTCATCTTTACTGTTCTCTTTTTTGTTAATATCTCTATAAATAGGCTTGTCTGGGTATTCAAGCTCGCCTTTGCCCCAAGCACCATTCCTAACGCCTATCTTGATTGCTGGAAGTATGTAGTTGCCTACTGCAAGCCATATATCCGAATCTATTCGTTGTCTTTCAAGTTTTTTACCCTCTACAACAGCCCATAGCTTTTTAGGTGTCATTTTTAGAAAGTCTGAATAACTAACGCCTAGTGAGCTGGCTAAAACAAAGTATTCTTCCCATATTATTTTGTGGAAGTCTGCTTTTTCTTGTGGTCCTGTGGAACTACTGTCGGCTTCTTCTGCTCCTGTGTTGCTTCTTCCACATTGTTCGCCATCTCCTCTAACATCGCTGTTATTCCGCTCAACTCGAAAAAACCATCATCTTCCATCGCTTTCTTGATTTCTTCAAACAATGTTCTATATCCGTAACTCTTATCTGTCTTTCTCTTCTCCGTAATATATGCTCTAGTAAGTTCCTTTGCTTCATCCATAGTTACAGGATTGTTGTCAATGCAACCTGCATAAATGGCTAAAATGCAAATCTCTGGCACATCTGCTGTCATATTTGCTAATCCATCAAAGGAAGCCTGTGCAACACTTTTATCTGTCTGTGCAAGTAAGTAAGAGCCATTTACGACACTAAACATCTTCTGTACTATCTCCTTGCATTCTGCCGCACCAAAAGAGAACTCAACTTTGTATTCTTTTCCGTTTACATTAATATTCATCATAATTTTTACCCTTTCCCACCCTATCACCATATAGGGAAAGGTGCGGATTTTACACCGCACCTACCTTTTAAAATAATTATTCTGTTACATCATCAAGATATGATGTGTAGTCGGCTGTCTTGGCGTTTTCTACGCTATCCGACACAGCCTTTTTAGATTTAGTCGAATAGCTCATCATTCCCCCGATGTTGGGACAACTGCTGTATCTGTTCCTATCATATCCTCAATAATAAGGTTGATAGCCATTGTAAGGAGTCCGTTCTGCTCTTTACTTGTAATTGGTAACTTTGATGGTGGCTGTGCCACAAAGAACTCTGCATCTGTAATACCCGGTGTGATTTCCTGGAACCACATTCTCTTGCCGCCAGTCAATTCATTGTAAGCTGTGATAACATCTTTCCATTCCTTAATTGTTGCGTCCGTCTTGTTGACTGTAACCGCAACTGTATCTGTAACTGTATCTCTGCCTGCAATGTTTCTTGTCTGCTTATCCTCAAGTGCCGAAGCGTCTATTGCTTCTGGTGTTACTGTAATTTCATCAATAGAGTTAATTCTTGTAAGTAACTTGAATGATGTTGGCTTTGTGCCTGCTGTTGTTTCAACTCCATAAGAGAAAGTAACACCCAGTGTACTTAATCCTGCTACTGCATCTGCCATTGTCTACCTCCTAAAAATTTGCAAAAAAATAAGAGCATTTCTGCTCTTTGTTACATTAATCTGTCATTTGCCGCTATCATTCTTCTGAATCTAGCGGTGCTCTTATGTACTTTATTGCTGATTGAGAACTCTGGCATTGCATTGCCTTGAAATCTCATTGTCTTAAATACATCTGTAATCGTTGCCATAACTTTGCGGCAATCAGACTTATTTGTGTTAGTTGTGACATCTACTTGAAATGTTGCTAACAATGCGTTAATTGTCTGTCCGTCAAGTGTTTGCCCTTGTTCAACTGCCGGTAGTAAATGAATGTATACTGTTGGGAATACTGGTTGACCGCTGTTTTCCCCCTCATTGGTTATGACTATCTTTGGATATGTTTTTTTAAGCTGTGTTAGGGTTTTAGCCTTGACAAGTGCTGTAACTGTGTTTTCAAGGTCTATCGCCCAATCGTTTGCATTTGCCATTAACTAAACACCTCTTTCGCTATCCGCTTATACTGATTAATAATCTCCATTGTGGCGTTATACATAGGCATTGTGGCTTTAACGCCGTGTGTAGGTTTCCAACTTTCACTTTGTTCATCCCAGAACCACCATGTGTCTTGCCAAGCATGAACCTGTCCCGGGTATGTGCCAACTCCTAGTCCTAATTCATCAGCTTTAGGATTGGCGATAGCGTTATAATGAATACCAGCACCAAATTCAATCGCTAACAGTGTGTAAAATGGCTCTCTATCTTCTACCTCAACAGTTTTACCTGTAGCAATTAAAATAGCTTGGTAGCCATCTTGAATAGGCTTTCTGTCAACTCTCAATGTTACTGTCCTACCTAATGGGCTTTCATTAACGCTCATAATTGCCGCTTTGTCGCCTAATTCTGCTAATCGTTCAACAAGCAATTCGCACTTGTACTGTAATGTTTGCTTATATAGTTGTAGCTGTCTTATTGCCCCTTGTATTGAGCTTTCCGATAGAGATACATTAATTGTATGCTTGGCCATAATTGCACCACCTTAAAGCAATTTTAATTCTGCAAATACTCTGAATATTTTAGGTGATTGGATAGCGAACCAGTCAACCATTTCTTCATTAATCGCCCACGCACCATAAGAATATGATGAGCTATCTAAGCCACTTTCATATAAAAATGCATGAATAATTTCGTGTCTAAGTACACTTTTTCTGTAATTCTCATAGTTTTGCAGTTCACAATCCTCTTTTTGGTTGCAAATTACAATCTCGTGTGCTGAATTATCTGTATATCCATCCCTGCACTTTCCATCAAGAAGTGGGTCGTCATGTTCGTTTCTGTAATGTATGGCATATTCAGTTCCTAAAACATCAATCTTAACATCTTCCATATTCCACCTACTTTACAACCGCTTTAAGCATATACTTAGTTGAACACAATGCCGGTTTCGTACCTACAATCGTGAAGTCTGCTGATGTTTCATCAACAAGGCTGTCAGATGTGTATGTAGGCTTGCTATCAAGCCAGATAAGGTCGCCTTTTTGAACAGGCAACATATTCCTATCTGTCATCAAAATAGCGTCAAAATCAGCGGTATCAAAGCCATATTCTTTGCTCTGTGCTTCTCCACCGCTGAACGATATGTTAGCTTTGAAATCAACTGGTTCTGAAAAACCTGTTTTTTCTTCAAGGACTTTGGGTATCTTATTTCCCTCATCATCAAGATAAGGAATAAAATTACCTTCTGTGTCGGTATATCCCTCATAAAGGATATTGCCCTCATCATCTCTTTCATAGATAGTGACAGTTTGTCCTTGAAGCGAATACTTCATAGCCTGCTTATTAATGTCAAGCATTGTTCTTTACCTGCTTATAAATCTGATTTACGCCAGTACTTGATAATCCCGACACGATACCTACAGCTATTGCATTAAGAATGTCATTAGCTGGATAATCTGGGATTACATACATACCGATAACGCCTAAGATACCACCTGCAACGCCTACGATTATAGGAATGTAATTATCCTTAATGTGCGGAATTGCCTTAGCTCCTAAGCCTATCAGATATGTTATTACAACGATTGCAACTACTGTTGATACTGATGTTATATCCATTCTGTTATACCTCCTTATCTTCATTAAGCCGTGCTTCCAATCCGTCTATTCGGTGGTGTGCCGACTTTACACTTTCCTCAACCTTAATAATTCTGTTATCGTGAGAATTAAGTTCTTTTCTCATTTCTGTAACTTCATTCTTTATCTCTGTTGTGTTGCTTGATATTGTGTCAAGCTTCATATTTATGCGTGTATTTTCCTTTACGCGCTCCGTAAGTTCTGCATTGTCAGACTTTTTGTTGTTCTTAAGATTAAGTCCTAAGGTAAACAGTCCGAAAAAGACGGAAAAAGCAACTGAAATAATGCTTATAATTACTGCTATTGGCATTGATATACCGCCTTTCATAATTAATAATGGCACACCGCCCACCACCCTTAATGTGTGCCGCCTGCTACCGTATTGGTAACGCACAATCTTCTATAACACTTTAGCAAATGGAAATACCCCAACAAATAAGCTGTCTCTGTCTTTCCAGGTTCTGTTTACACCATTCTCATTGTAACTTGCCATAAATGCTTCGCCTGCTTGTGAACGGTCATAGACTGCAAGATTAACGATAACACTCTCAAATTTCTTCAAATCTTCGGTTATCATTTCATCTGTGTAGCTGTCGGGGTAGTTTCTTCTTGCTTTCACATCTTCTGTAGCTTGCTTAATGAGCTGTTCGATTATCGGGTTATCTTCTTTGTTATTGAACACTACCACATCAGATGTAGTGTCATCTTCATTTGTGACTGTATCAATATGAAATTGTTTAAGTCTGATTTTGACCTGTTCTAATGTGGTGTATTCCATAACTGTCTCCTATAATCCTAATTTCTCAATTAACAGCTTCTTTAATTCTGCTCCTGTAAGTTCTTCTGCATTGTCTATACCTTGTCCTGCGGCAAATGCCTGCAAATCAGATGTAGACATACGATTTATAGCTGTCTTATTCAAATCCTTGCTATGTTCATTCGGCAAATCTACAGGTTTTACAGAGCTATTATTATTCTGCATACCTTTTATTAGTGGTTTGCCGATTTTATTTTCTGTGGTTGCAAGTTCTCTGATTCTTGACGGAGTTGTTTCTAAACCATTCCTAGGGTATTCATCTCCAACTTCGTATATGTGATTAAAGTCCTGCAAATCCATAAACCTGTAAATTACCTTATAACTCATAACAATTCTCCTTACGCCGCTTCTGCCTCTGTGATTGTAGACTTAATAATTCCGTCAAGTCTTTCAGCAAAAAGTACAATGCCGGAAACTACTGTGTCAGAAGCTGTCATGTTCGTATAATCAGGTGTTTCATGGATGCCGATAAGGCCTGTCTGGTCTGATGTGAAATCAAACGCTTCTCCAAGGTCTGCACCATTAACAGGAATGTAATACAGTACGATATTGTCTTTTGCTGTTGCGTAGATGGTTCCCTTTGGTACTTTGCTGTCAAAAATAACAGTTCCAAGACCGAGGAAGTTCTCTACATAAGTCATACCGAATGCTGTCTGTAATGTAATCTGTGCTTTAGCAAGATAATCAGCTACATCAAGTGGATTCATAAAATACACAGCTTCGATTGAATCGTCTTCAAACTTGACCTGTAACTGTCCCCAAGCCTGTGCAAGTGCTGCCTGAAAACCTACGCCTGTTGCTGTTCCTGTGCCTGTTGCAAGGAATGTGAAAAAGTCACCTCTAATGCCTTTCTGAACATCAAGTAACATTCTGTCAGTTGTCATCTGTACCGCCTGGTCATAGCCTCCACTGATAATCGCCTCTGCCGATGTGGCTTTTCTCCACTTCTTCAAAGTAATTTCCTTGTAGTTTACTGCAACTGTCTGATACTTAGAGAGTGGGATTGTTTCGCCCTCTGCGACTTCTCCGTTTTCAAGTGTTCCTGTAGCCTTGTAGGACTTTAATGTGTAGCCCGCCTGTTTTGGAATCTTTCTTGTTACTCCAAGTGCCTCAATTAACTTCTTGATGTTCTCACTAAAAATGTTTACAAACTCAACCTCTCTTGCTCTTACAAGGTCAGCTTTCTTAATTAAATTTTCTTCTGCCGCCATATTTACCTCCTAATTAAATAAATCCATATTCATAGCAATAGCTTTTCTACGCTCATTTCTGTCCGGAATAGCCATAATCTGTTCCTTTGTCATGCCGGAATATTCTCCGCCTGCATTAACTCTAGGTCTTGATTTCATCCATTCGGCCTGTGCTTCTGCGACTGCTGCTTTCTTTTCAGCTTCTATAATTGCTGCAATAGTGTTATGGTCTGCGTCCGAAACTGCATCAATCAGTTTTTCTACAGACTTTTCAGATACGCTCTTGTAAGCATTAACCGCTTTAATATGATTAAGTTCTTTTACAGCTTCCTCATACTTCTCATTCTGTAAGCGTTCCGCTTCTGCCTTAGCTTCCGCTTCCTGCTCCTCGGTTGTCTGCTTTGCTCTTAAAGCCTTGGTAAGCTCTCCTTTTTCCCTTAAAGCCTTATCAAGTGCCTGCTTTTCCTTGGCTCTGTCTGCTTTTTCTGTAGCAAGCTGTGCCATCAGTTCTTCAACTGTTGGTGTATTTGGCTTTACTTCGGTTGTCTTTGTATCTGTTGGGTTTTCGGTTGCTGTTGATTTAGCTTCATCTGCCATTTTCGTTACCTCACTTTTCTGTGTTTTATTGACTTCTCTGTCTCGTTGTGTTTTATCCACTTCTCTGTGCATATAAAAAGCCACTAGGATAATTCCTAGTGGCTATATACCTTGATTATTTATTTGTTCTGCTCTTATCAATTAGTGGGCTGTTGCCGACTTGGTCGCTCAAGTCTTGCATCGTGCGGTCATTATTAGTTGTATCATCTTTAATATTGCTCTTTTGTATTTTTTCGACTGTTTCCTTGCTTGCTTCCCAAACTTCGTTAGGGTCGTCAAATACAGGAATTGCATTAAGTACTTTTCCTCCATTAATGCCCGTATTAATAAGTGTTGCTATACTGTTGACTTTTGTTGATAATTCATATAGCTTTTGTCTCTTAATGTTAATTTCAATATCCTCAAGGCTTATAAGTCTTAATGGGCTATCTTGTGGGACATACGGACTTTTATCAATAGCCGCAAGAACTACTTCTAGTTCATCCATTTTGCAGCTTTCGGTTATCATCTGTAACTTTGTTGCTGCTGCCTCTGCGTGGTCCCATCCACTTGCATTACTAGCCGCAACACCTGTTATGTTAGATGCATTGTCATTAGTAAGTGGCACGTTGCATTTTTCAAGTATCTTATTTCTACGATATTGAATGTTATTGAGCATCCCTGTGTAATCGTAATTAATTGCAAGAGATTCAACAATTGGTGTCTTTCCGTCCGCCGATGTATAAGTCTGCATCCATTCGCCGGATTTCGGCTTTCTCACAGTTTCTTCAATAGTCTGTGTGCCATCCTCATTGTTTGTAACTTTTCTCTCTACAGGGAAGTCAACATCGTTTGTATGCCATACTGCTTGCGTGTTTTGCTCAACATCATTTGTAAAATCGGAAATAAGCAGGTTAAGGTTGTCTAATTCTGATTTCTGATGTTCCCAAACTCCCATTCTGTCATATGACCGGAAATACTCTATAATCGGCACAATTCCAAGCGGATTTACTTCCCCGCTTCTTTGCTGATGTCTCCATGCTTCTTTTTTTGTATAATCTCCGTTCGCAATCTCATTGAGATTAACCACTTCAAAGCGGAAATCTTTTGTAAAGCAAGTGTAGTAGTTGTTCCCGGTTATTCTATCGTGTCTGTAAGTAACGCCCATCATTGTTCGCTTATCGGAATAATAGCTTGACTTCACTACAAATGATGTTCGTGGGTCTAATATGTCTAATGTGAAATATGGTTTGTTCTTTTTCCATTCCATATTTACATCTACAAGAACATTACATATTGCCCCGATTGTTACATATCTTCCTAAATCTTGTGTCTTTGCCTTAATTTTTGCAAGTTCGTACTGTTTGTTAAGCTCTGATATTCCGTCTGCGACGAATTTCTCTTTTCCATCACCATTCTGCACAAGTGAAATAGGATTTCCCCAAGCGAATGAAGTCCAAAATTCTGATGCTTGATGAGCGACATTATCTATACACTCACAATCAATGTCCGGTCTGTAAGTTTTGGGGTTCTTCCTAATTATCGGCTGTATTCCTGCATCGTAATCAAGAAGATACTGTATTCTGTTGGCGTTTTGTATGTGTGTTGAAAAGACATCTCTTAATACATCTAACACATTTTCATATGTTATTTCCGGAACATCCGTTGTTAATGCAATTCTTCCTGTCTGCATTTCTTACACCTCTAATAAAATGTCATACCACTTGAGCTTCTGCTCTGTGGAATTTCTTTAATCTGAAAATTGTCATCATCATTCGGCACATACCAAATCCATTTGCCGCAATGTTTGCAAGCTAGTTTGTGTGTGCGTGGGTCTTTCTTATCTGCCTTAGTTAAAAACTTATGGCAATTCGGACACATAATTGACTTATCTTTATTCTTATAAAATTCCATATATTACCTCTTTGCATAACAAAAGCACCGCCACAATTAAATAACGGTGCTTTCGATAAGGAATGTGTTTATGAAGAAACATCTTTGTGACTTCTTACAGATATACTATACCACGCCGGCAATGTGACATTCTATGACATCTTTTACAGATATTCACTCCCATATTTGTCTTCAAAGGCTTGTAATGCTTTAGCGTGTATCCTGTGTACCTGTCGCCAACACCAGTCTGTTTCATTTGCAATTTTTTCAAATGTAAATTTTCTAATATATCTTAGAAACAATACTGTATAATAGTCTTCATTGTTTATCTGCTCTATCTGCTCTATTATTTTGTTTTTTACATCAATATATTTATCTATAAGCTTATCAAGGCTTTCTTCCATTTGTTCAAGTCTGACATATCCGCAGCCTGTTTTGTCTGGATCTGATGATGACATAACTCTTTCTTCATTAACAGCCGCTGATATGCTGTATGATAATTCTTTATACTGTGTTATTTCTATCAATTTATTATCAATTATCTTGTTGTAATAACTTATCTGATTCAGATAATCCTTAGTTGTCATAATAGATTAACCTCCTATATCGGGCTTGACATAATGACTGTTTTTTTAACTCGATTTCCTTTTGTCATCCTCAATGCAAAGTTTGAAAAAACATCTGGTACATCATCTAACTGTTTCTTCCCTGATACTGAATACTGTTTTAAAAGTGACATCATTATTCCATATGGTTCATTAGGTTTGTAAAGCGATGCGTCTTTAAAAATAATGTGTTGTAAAATCCAGTTAGAACATTGAAAAATCCTCGCTTCTTTGTTTGTTTCTGTAGGTGTATCTGTAATATTACATATCCAACCTACACTCTCTACACGCTTATTAACTTCCATTGCGACCCTATCTCCACCGGCGTTACGCTCAAATTCACACTCTTGTACTTTGTTATTTACAAGTACACCTGCGGCATTTCTGTATTGTTCTTCATAATCTGCTGTGTTATCACATACGCAATCAATGCAGTAATAATCTTCTCCATATTTTTGCAATACCGGTAGTACAAAATAATCCGTACCTTTACCTTTTGTATCACATTGAGCTGTGATAATTTCTGGTTCTCCGTGTGGCAGATTAAGGTATCTGCGGATTTTATCATCTGGAAATAGCAATCCCTCACGTTCGATAGGTTCCTGTTTGTATAAGCACCTGTAAGATATCTCATCCATTAATAACTGTTGGTCTGCAAAAAACTCTTTCGTAAAACCGCCATACTCATAATCAAAATTGCTTTCTCCTGTCACCGGGTCTACATCGGGAACCGATATTGTTTTGACTCTCGGATTTCCAATATACATATTTTGAATACGCCCGATAACATCATGTACGCTCCAACGAGTGGCAATATGTATCTCTTTACACGGCTTTCCGTCCGTGTCTTGCGTCTTACGTTGTCTTGCGTCTACTGCGTATTTATCCCACAATTTGTCGAGTATTACAGGATTTAAGGCTTCTTCAATTCCACCTATCATATCATCAACTAGCAAAAATTTACTTGCACGGACTTTTCCGGCATTCTTACTTCCAACAGAAGTGCATTGCACTGACGGAAACGGCTTGTATTTGCCGATATTGAATTGTTCCATTTTGGCATTCGTGCTTGTAACTGATAGATTAGGGAAAATGTCATGCCATGCATAATCATCATCATTAGTAACAATGTCGTATACTCCATCGTAGTACATTCGTGTAATATCGCCACTGTGTGAATAAAACAGGCTGTAGTCTTTTGGAAACCAACCGGCAACTGCCGAATGAAAAAATTTCTCAATAGTACTCTTTCCGGCTCCAGGCACTAGGCTCACACACAATATGTCGTATTTATCATCAATCATGCCTTGTAGTGCGTCCACAAGTCCGATTTTGATTAGTTGTTTCCTACGTGGCATATAAAATCGGTCTTTAGGCTCACGCTTTTTCTCTATGTACTGAAAATAGCTGTCAACTATTTTGTTTTGAGCTTCAAGCAACAAAACCTCATATTTTTTGTTTATCAGCTCATATGTGGTTTTGTGGTCGAATGCGTATTTTTCCAAATCCCAAATCGTACCACCTGTTTTAGCCATGCAGAAGTCCTCTATAAGCTCTTTTGCCCTCTTAGTGAGTTGTAGTCCATACTCAATATCTTTCTCGCCATTTATGGCTACACTGCAAGCGTCTACATAGGCATTAGTTACTTGTTCATCAATTCCATTTTTCTTTATGTAATTTTCATATCCATTAACTGTAGAAATAAGGCTTTGACTAGCCATAAGAAAAGCACCTCCACTTTTAAAAAGCAAAGGTGCTTATAGACCTCTGCCTATAACTGTTTTAGGGTAGCGACTAACTCTATTTGTTAGCCGGTAATATCATTAAATTATTTTATAATTTCTTCTTCCAATTTCCCACTTATGAAAAACAATAAATGTCATAAATAAAACTGTATCTCCATTTTTCATTTCAACTAATATTGGTAATCCTCTTCTGTCAATTTTTAATATATCATTTTTATTTTCTGACAAAAATTTATTCAATTCCCATTGTAATGTTCTTACTGTCTGTTCATTATGTACATATATCATCTTCACAAAACGCCTTTCCGCTTCTGATATTTGCATTTATAACGACCGCACATATATTTATGTATTCCTTTGCTAATATCTTCAAATGAGGAATATTCAACAGCAAATCCACAAGTTTCAGGGTCGCACTCACAATTAGGATTTGTGTCGCAAACATTAAATGGATTTTTCTTCTTAATCCATTGATTATCTGGTGCTTCTATATCAGCCAAACCATCAATCATCAGCACAGCCTTTGAAACTCTTACACATTCTTCTCTCTTTTCCTCATTCGTGCATTTTCCGTCTGCATTGTATCGGCAAGTGGTAAGATTACAATTATTCATTCTTCATAAACCTCTCAAATTCTCTCCTGCACTTAAAACATAAATCATATCTGTGTTCGTTTCTCCATATAGCCATTGGGAGTGTTTGTTTTGCTAAATCCTCTGCCGTGTATGTAGTTTTCTCGTGTAAAGGCTCTAATTCTTCTGTTTTAAAATGAGCGTATTTCTCATTGTAAAATGTCATTTCTTTCCCGCACCTGTCACAAGTGTGCCATTCTTTTTGATGTTTCATAGTAATCCCCCTTTTGCAAAATTAGTAAACTCTTCGGTTATTCTTTAAAAAGTACTTCTTTCACTAAAAAAGTAAGTTGTATCTTTTTCATTCCAGACTCATCGTCTGTAATGCCATCTACACTATATATACTATCAACTGGGTTACCATCAAAGAAAACTTTGACATATCCTTTTGAAATATCCAACAATGCTTCTTTAATCATTCTTTCACCAACTTTCTACCGCAGATAGGGCAATAGTTTATTTCAAATTCTCCCTCTCCGTATTCCTCGCCGCTGTTGTCATAATGCAAGCTGTAGTAATTTCCGCTATACTGTTCAACAATCTTTGCTATTCCGTAGGTGCAGCCATTTTCAATTATTTTCTGTTTTCCATCGCAAAATTCGCACATACGCACACCTCAAATCCTCGTAAAAATATCTAAATCATAGTTATCTCTGATATAGTCAACAACTTCTTGTAATTTGCTCTTTACAAATTCATCTTTGGCAATATCCGGGTGGCTATAAAGCATGCAACTATCTTTCTTTCCCTGTGCCTTATACTTGCGGTAATTAAATGTCATTGTGAAAAGCGGTATTTCTGTTAGATTCTTTGTCTTGTGTCTTATCCAACAGTTAATAATTTTCTTAATCATCATTCTTCCCCCATAAATTATCTGGCAATTCTTCGCCGCCATAAATCTTGTTAGCGTATTTAAGGAATGTTGGCTTGCTACAACCTGCTACCTTTGCCGCTTTTTCCTGCGAAACCTGCCCCGATATGTACAGGTTAATTGCTTCATAAAACTTATCTTTGTTTAGTGGATGTACGCCCATAGCCATAACAATCACTCCTTACTTTGATTTTCAACTTGATGATTATATTTTCTTACATCACTACGCATTTTAGATGGCATATTCTTATAACCTGTATTTTGAAGTTCTGCTTTGAAAGCGTTAAAATCATCATCATTTTTAACAAATATACTGACATATTTATCAATCTGCGGTCTTGTCATAAGCACACCATTTTCAGTAAATACCTTTTTGATGTAGTTTGTATAATAACAATATCCTTTGACTTTTTCGTGGTATAATCCCCAAAAATAATCAGCATTTTCTTTTGTTTCAAACTTTGCCCTAATCTCATTGTTAGAAATGTGATTGTAACAATGTCTGCACAATGTAATTAAATTACTTTCTCTATCGTCACCGCACATTGAAGCTGTTCTTATATGTGCCATTACCAACGCCCGGTGTTCTCTGCTGTTCTTTCCGCAATATCTGCAAGTATAATTATCTCTTTCAAAAATCTTGGTCTGTAAATCTTTATATGAACTCATAATGAATACCTCCTACAATTCCTTACTTTCACACCAACTACTCTTACAAGCGTGATTCATAATGTTAATTAAAACCTTTTCAGAAGAAAAGTGAACTAAGCTGTAATCACATTGTGCTGAAAACTTTGTATTGAAATATTCATCAACTAGCATCTTGTAGTCTGTATTATCGTCCATATCACTTATAGCCGCATAATAGGTATCTGTATATCCGTCACGCTCTATGTCAGTTTCTTTTGTTAAATTATCCACCACTCTTGATAAAACCTTATCTGTTAATGGGTAGTGATATTCTCCAGTGCATTCTCCGTGTTTATCTAAAAAGTATTTAAAGAATGCTTCTACATTTTCTTTAAGCGTTTTATCATTAGTCCAATCATAAGCTATCTTGCCAGCTCTACTTATCATTCTTTCCTCGGCAACTTCCCAATCACTTTGAGAGTATTCGCTTATCGGCTTAAACTCTTTCGCTTTTTTATCTTTGGGTAAAAAAGAATTACACTGTTCTCTGTTAAGAGAATTACTTTTAGTATTTAATTCATTAGTATTTTGTATATTAATATTTAATTCATCAGTACTTAATTCATTAGTATTTAATTGTCCGTGGTTTTCTACCTGTTGACATTCAACCCCTAGATTTTCTGTATCTTGTTTTTCTATTTTCTGTTTATATGGTTCTTCGTAAACCTCGTAGGTGTACTTTATTCTTCCACCATTGCTTTTTGTCGGGTTTTCCTTAGTAACCACAACATAATTATTATCCCTTAACTCATTTAAAGCCGATTTAACAGCTGTTTCATTCTCTTTACTTATTGCAACTAACCCAGCTATTGAATAATCCCAATTATCGGGCAATGAAAGCATTACAGACAATAATCCTTTTGCTTTCAAGCTTAAGCTCTTATCCCTTAAATGAGTATTACTCATAACTGTGTAATTTTTTGTTTTATGCACTCTGATTGTTGCCATATTGAATACCTCCGCTTGATATTATTTATGTATGCCTGTGATACACACTCCGCTTAATCAATAAAAACAACAAACAGGCACAGCGGAAGTGCTTTTCGGTCTGCATCACCTAGTTTGTTGTAATCGGATAGACAGGACTTGAACCTGTGACTACTTGAATAAATCAAGCGTTACTCCCAACTGAACTACTATCCGTCAACTTGTAAGAATTTCTGACAAGTTGAAATAAAAAAGACTAGCACAGAGAGATTAAACAATTCACATTTATAAATTCTTTGGAGGTCATTTATACGCTTAAAAATATTGTTTTGAGGGAATATAAAGTGCTAGTCTTAACAGCAGTATAGGCTATGACACCTATAACAGGTCGTGGCAAAGCTGGATGTATTTCGCCGTGCAGTTTGGCTGTTCAAAGAAAGTGGCTTCGCTCGCTGTCTATCCCTTATGGATAACTGCCCAATTATGAGATAATTATTACGTGCTGTTTACACGTAAAACCTCACGGACTTTCTGACAGTCCTTAACAGCTCTCGCTATGAGGTGAAAGGAGAACTTAATGTCATGGTAATTCCACCAAACCAGTAAGTTCAAAGGTGCAAGTAACGATTAAGTACTTGCGAACTACCCCTATCAGAATCGAACTGATGATGTAAGAATCAAAATCTTATGCCTTGACCGCTTGGCTAAGGGGCAATTAAGCTACTCTTTATCTTCAAAGAGTGCTGCAATATCATTTGCACTATCAATCTGTTCTACAAAGTTATCTGTGCCGTTAGGATGTGTGTCTGGATTACCATTACAATTTTTGCAAGGCGTTTCAAACCACATTTTAAATTTATACAAACAATTACAGCAATCTTCCTCCGGCTTAAGCATTAGACATCACCTGCCTGCCTATGATTAGCTCTGTAAGAATCAAAGCCATATGGATAACGTGCTATAAGCTTATCTATGTTTATTTGCATTACATCATCAAGACTGAATCCGCAAGCTTCGCAAATCATAGCAACGTACCACATTACATCGCCGCACTCTTTCTTAAGATGTTCTAAGTCTATTCCCTTTTCGTGAAATATGCCCTTTTTAACAAGGTCTGATACTTCGCCAGCTTCACCAGTTAAACATAAGACGCCATTAAGAAGTCCTGCTATGTCATTTATGTCGCTACACTTAGCATTGTTTTCTGCTAGAGGACTAAGTGGAAGCTTGCCAGTTAATTCAGTACTTAATCTATGATGAGCCATTTTATCGTTAGTACGCATAGCCAATTTTTGATATTCATTACCCTGCATTTATAACTCCTAACTCTTTTTTATTTTTTGAAATTTTTTTGGAATTTATTCAGCCGACTAGCTGATTCTCTGATGTGTTTATTGAATATCTTGTGATTAATTAATATGTGTCTATTATACACCTAATTAGCTTAAATGTATAGATGTTAATTGGATTATTTTTAATTAAATATATAAGTGATTTATTAGTATTAATTATATGATTAATAGTTAGGTATTATTTATATATAATTATATAATATGTGTATTATGTGGTGATAATAATATAAATATATATTAATATATAAGGGCTTTTTGTTATTTTGGATAATTGAGCGACTTAGTTGGGGCGTGTTCCGGAGGTAAATAAACCCCCTCCGCCCTTATCCGTGTAATTGTGTCTATTTTATGCCATATTCTCAAACAATTAACACAATTAACACCATATCCATACAATAACGCCGATAAACCTTAATTTATCAGCGTTATATGAATGTTTAGCACTCATAAACCCAGTATTTAAGCGGTTTACAAGCTGTTTAAATTGTGTCTGAATTGTTTATAGCGTTTATCTGCTGGTTATCTGTTAATTGTGTATCGTTTTGGCTCAATTGTGGAAGCTCTGACGCGGTCTTAATGACTTTCGCGGTGCTTTCTCTGCTAACACCGGGAAGATTCCACGCAAAGTGTCGGTTAAGTATTGCAAGGATTCCAACAGGGTTTTTATTGCCAGTTGCGAGCTTGTTTGATAGGCTCTCTTCACGAAAAAGCCGCAGTTTTTGTGCGATGTCGAAGGCTTTTGTACTTAGTTTTCTTTCATTCGCTCCCCAGTCTTGCAGTGTATCTCTATTAATTCCAGTTAATAAACTAAAACCCATTATACTACATTCTTTATCATACATAGCACATAAATAATAATATATATATAATATATACTCTAATTTATCATAATCATACATATAAAAATTACTATCCATTATGCAGTTAGTATTATTTTTATTAATATTCTTATTTAACTTTAATATACTTTTATCACTAAAAACATATTTATTAATATACATTAGAGCTGCGTTCCATCTACTCTGTGGTTCTTTGGTCATATCTTCGATGTTGTGTTCTTGGCAAAACTGCGATAAATAAAGTTCTATGTCGTTCTGGAATACTTCGGGTGTGTCTGGTGTTTCCTGTAGTTTCTCCATATATTCCCCTTTCTGCTGGAGCTTATCCAGCTAATTAATTATATACTAATAACATAAAAATAACCCAATAACTATTATATAATTATCGGGTGTGAATCTTATATATTTAATTATTAAAATAATATAGCATAAATATATTATAAAGTCAATTTTATTTTTGGGCTTGACATAATATAAAAAACTGTTTATTATGTTAAACATAAACAGTAACAAAAATGTATTGAAATATGCTATTTTGTATTTCTTAAATAGTAACGCAAGGCATAGAAAAAAGAGGGAGTGTTAAGAACTCCCTCTTTTAATTTTACTATCCAATTTTAGAACTCTTTTTTAATTATCTCCAGAGCTTTGTTATATGCCCAATCTAAGCTCTTATACTCGTTTTCTGTGGATATAACAACTTTATCCCCAGTATCAAGAACTTCACCGAAATAATAATCACATCCGCCGGACTTCTCCGCCTTTGTAGCTATTTTAAATGTATATCCGACAAATTCTTTACCAGCGTTTCTTGTTTCTTCGACAGCGAATAAATGGCTATCATAATCTACATATTTTCTCACGTTTTCATTTGTGAAGAACTTTGCAAGGCTCTTCATATCCGTTTTATTAGGTTCTCCATTCTTGTTTCTTTTAACTGTTAAATATCTCATATTTTTACCTCCCTTAATCTTCTATCCTTTCCCAATATGCTCTTACAATTTCCATTCCTTGTTCGTCGTTAGGCTCTCCACTTAAATTACACAAAATTGTGTAATTAATTAAATCGACCTGTTCATCATCTTCATCAAAAAGATAAAAATGTTCATCTATTATCTTTTCGGCTTCTGTACTGTAGCAAGGGCTTTCATCGCTCCCCTGCGCTACATATCCAGCACTTAATAAAAACGCTTTCCCGTCTTCGTAGCTCATTTTCTTAAGCTCATCAATGTTTATTATTTTCATTCTTTCCACCTTTCAGCGTTTCCACTGTCCTTTCTTAATTTCTGTCATTATAGTAGCACTGATATTAGTGTCTGTCAATAGGTTTATTTAAAAATATTTTATTTTTTCCTCGTCCGTTGGTGTTACCTCTATAATATCCGACGGCTGGCACTTTAATATAATACATAATGTATTAATTGTGTCCGTTGTTATGCCTTTTCCCTGTCTTATATTCTGTAGTGTCGCTTGACTAATTATCTTGTCTTTGCGCATTTTTGTACTTGTATATCCTCTGTTAGATAATTCCTTAAGCACATCTATTTTATATCTCCACATCTGTTTTGCTCCTTTCTCATAAGGTTACAAACATTGTATATTTTTTATGTTTAAAAGTCAATCAAAATATCGTATAAAATCTCTAATTTTGGTGTTGACAAGCACTAATATTAGTGTTATTATAATCTTGCAAATAAAAAAGTGGTCGCCCCTACCAAGAACGAACCGCCACCCGGCGGTCTGGTGTAGGGTTGTAACCTTGCCACTGACGAGACAAGCAAAATATGAAAGGATGGTTAATATTATGATGATTTTACTTGAAAAGATTAAGAAGTTGGAACAACTGGAAAAAGTTGCAGATGAAGCAGAGGCAAGATATACAGAAGAGCCAGAAAACGCAGAGCTTGAAAGTACATTTGATGAGGCATACAAGGCAGAATTTGGCGCATATATCAGCGCTGCGAAGTATATCGAATATATGACAGGCGGCGCGGTTGATTTTATGAAAGCAAAGGAATTAATACAGACTAAACGCGCGGAGCTTTTGCAGCTCTTAGCATAATTAGCAAGGTTGGCACGCTTCCGGGGTTCGATTCCCCGGCTTGCTCTACCTCATAAGAGGATATTAAAAATGAAAGGCGGTATTTATTATGAAAAAATTAAATTGTATGTGTTTTGATTGTAAATTGTTAAAAAATGGTTGTGATGGTACAACTTGTCAAGCGTGGACTAATTGTATATACAAAGAAAAAGACGAAACCAAAAAGGGGATGATGTACACAGAAAAAAATCCGTTTTGGAACTTGAACAACAAAATTAAATCGAAATTTTCAAGACTTAATCATGTTACAGATAATTATATATATGTTGGTCTTTTGGTTACTGCAACAGGATGGAGCAGACGAGATTATATAGATATTATGTCATATTTTGATTGCGTAGGATTTGAAAAAATAACGGAAGAAGAAGCGAAAGACTTTTCTGTTTTGCCTACCGGCAATTATTGCGAATTTTTGAAATTGCAAAGAGCAATATAATAATTTTCCCGCCATCCGTTCAGGCGGTCGGCAGGGTTCAACGCCCTGCGACGGTTTTTCCTGCAAAGGATAATATTAGAATATGGAGGTATATTTATATGAAAAAAGAATTATTAAATTTTGTTAATGATGATAAGGATGAAAGCCGTTTTCGTTTGAATGCGATTTCATATTTGAAGCATTACACAAAAAACGCTTTTGGCAAAAAAATTGATAGGATTACAATCGAATTTGACCAAATCTTTGGGCGTTACTGCTCAATAAGCAATAATGAAATAATAAGCCGCGATTTTGAAGGTATCTTGACAGAGTGTCAAGAAAAAACAGAAGAATTTTTAAGTGAGGTAAGTCGTATATTATGCAGAGAGTTAAAGGCTGGGCATAATGGTTACGAACATTCGAAGTTTAAAGAGGCACATAATACAGTAAGCGCGCCTTTTTGGCTTAGAGAATTGCTTGAAAAATCAGAAAATGAAAATAAATAGATGTGTCAAAACTAAAAAAGGCTACAAATGTAGCTTTTTTTGTTGTATAATAAATCAAAAAAGGATAAAAAAGATGAAAAATATAAATAATAATATATCTGTATCGTTTGAGTGTACAGAATTAATAAAAGAATTAAGGCAAGATATTGCGGATTTTGGGGAAAATTTAATCGTAGAAGTAATTGCAACGCAACTGCACGACATTACGATTTACAAAGACTATAATTTTGTTTCTGACGATGAAAACACAAAATTTGAATTAAAACAAAATGAAAAACTTGTAAAAATGCCAGCTGTTGAATTACTTAAGTTGTACGAAAAGGAGAATAGATTGTTTTAAATGCGGACAGATAAACAAATAGAATTATTAGAAGAACAAAAAGGCAAAGAATTAGCCACAAAGATTAACGATTTAGATAGTATTGTTGTTAATTTTGCAGATACAATCCATTTTTTAGAAAATATAGAAGAAAATGCAGAGCTTATCCCTATCCCAATTATTAAAAATGGAGTTTTGATTGTTAATTATCCAGAATTTAACGGCTTTATCTTATTTGATACAGAGCTCAAAGATGATAAAGCTGTAATTAATGCGGACATTTTTAATAATGCTTTTAATGTGTACAAATGGGATTGTAGTTTACTGTGCGAAATGCCTTATATTTTCCACGGATTGCATTCGGAGAGTTGCAATTGTGTAAATTTTAACGATGCAGCCGCAGAAATATATAAGAAGCAGAAACGAAAAAATGAAGAAATAGAAAAATACAAAGAAAACGAAATAGTGACAGCTTGCGACCCTTTTAAATTATTCTTAAAAGTAATGTGCTGGCTTAACTGGATTATGCAACATCCAGAAATCAAAGAAGTTGAAAGACAAGAAAAAACGCACACAAGCACGAAGAGCAAAAAGAAAAATGGCGACAGCAAAGCAAAAGCAGATAGCAATGTTGTAAAAACTGTTAAAATTAACAATATTAAAATTAAAACAGTTAACAGCAAGCTTATAACAAAAATCAAAAGCAAAAAAATACATCGTATAGCGGGGTGCTGGGAAGTTCGGGGACATTTCCGACATTACAAAACCGGTAAAGTGGTTTACATTAAACCTTATGAAAAAGGAAAAGACAGTCGCAAGCGCATTAAAAAGCAATATATAATATAGGCTGTGTTTTGTTTGCTGCACTTTGCCTTGTTAAAGCTCTAAAGTTTTTCATCAATTTTTCAGGGCAAATCTGAGCAAAATCAGGAGCAAAAATTGAAATTCTGTGTAACCGATTTTTGGATTCCAAAATTGCATATGACGGGGGTATCAAAATTTTTAGCAATAAAATTTGTAGGAAAATTTTTTCAATTTTTTAAGTAGGATTTGAACGAAATCTGAACCAAATTTTGAAAATTGTCAAAATCGAAATTACGAATATAAAAGAGAACCCCACGGAGGTAGCAAAAAAGTTGCATTATATTCCGTGGGGTTTAAATTAATCTATAAAAATAATCGGTTTATCATCATCAAAAAGATTACTAACAACTTCCTGTCCTTTATCCACTAAGTAACAAGGAACTTTCTGGAATCGCCTAAAACCTTTGATAATTTCATATTTGTTATTAATTCTATATATAGTTCCTGCGAAATTACCTTTATTAACAGGAATATAAGATTGCGCATCTAATGGTGCTGATATAGGTTCACCAAGTTCCTTAAGCTCTATAATGTCTACTGCTTCAATTTTACATAAATCACCATATTCACCCAATGATGGATATACTGGTGGGTTTAGTAAAGCATGGTATATATCATCTATGTCACTATCATCAGCTTTGATGTATATAGTTGTATATAAATCAACTAGCATTAGATGATATTTAACTGTACTAACCCAGCCGGTATGGCTTCCGTCTGTATAGTCTATTATAATATCCCAACGCTTAAGCATTTCATCACTAACTTTGTTAAAACGCTTGCCACCATGCCATTCTTTCTGCGTTTTAGTGTTGTAAACGCCTTTGCCAGTAACAAAATAATCTAATTTATGATACCTTTTCCATTGACACATTGAATGAATAAATCCATTAACTGTGCTGAACGGTGGTAAAGGATAGCAATCTGCGCCTCTTGGTGCTGATGGATTGTTAAATCTAGCCATTTCTTGATACATTTTTAACCTAATAACTCTCATAACAAAACCTCCAAAATAAAATAAGTTGCACCTATACAAAAATGTATCAATGCAACTTTCCACTATGGTTCTATTAAGGTAAAATGATATAATAGTTATCTATTGTTTACATCTATTAAATAATAGCATTTTTAAGCACTACTGTCAATACAGCATTTTTCTGTATAAATCAATGCTTTACTTGAATACCGGCATTGTCTTAGCTCGTATATCAATAATTCCTTAGTCATAGTTGGATTAGTTTTTTGAATTATCTTTAACAGCTCATCAATACTCATCATCCCACTCTCCTAACTGCTCCAAGCACCATATCAACAATGTCAAATACTTCATCGCCATAAGTTGCTACAAAATCACACAATATCTCTTCCTGTTCAATCGGCAAATACACATCATAGGACATACAGATTGCGTGGCATACTTCGTGTATCAGCACTTTGCGCTGCATAAATCCACGCAAGGCATTTGACAGATAAATTGTATGCGTATTTCTATCTGTTACGCCTAGCACAGAAACATTGTCTGAACGCTTTAATTCACTTGAATTTGAATTTTTATATTGCACTTGCCACATTTTGCCATTAATACTAAAAATCATCTGTATGCTCCTTTCTAAATAAAACAAAAACCACTAACCGATATTGGCTAGTGGTTTTCTAATTCCCATATTCTTTTTAATAACTCTACAAGATAATCTGGTGGCTTTCTTCTATCCTGTTCCCAACCTTGCAAAGTCCTTAATGGAAGTCCGAAATAATTAGCAAACTGCTGTTGCGACATTTCGGTTTGTTTCCTTAATTCTTTTATTGACGAGTTATTTAAACTCAATATACTCACCCTCCCTTTCTTCAAAGCTGTTAACCTTTTCTAACAGCTCATCAGTAGTGACTGTTTCAAAATCACCACAACTATACTCTTCTTTGTCATAGTCGTAGTGGTCGCCAAAACTACCACAGCAAGGGCAAAACTCCATATCTGCTGTTGTTCCGTAACTGATTTCCCAGTTGCCATTTTCAAGGCAGTTATAATCAGTCCAAAAGCCGTAACTACCGCCGTCGTTACACTTTTCTGGGTCGTAGTTTGAGTAATCATTAAATCTTACTCTCTTTATGTTTTTTAATTCTTCTTTTCTCATAATATTCACCTTTGCTTGATATTCAAGCCCTTTCTTTATTTCTTGATTGTATTATACGTCAATGGCGTATAGCTGTCAAGCAAAAGTTATAATTATTTTTTCACTAGCCAATATTCAGTTATCATTGTGCAAAAACAGGCTATGAATATTGCTACTCATAGCCCTTAAAATCATATCTTAGATACAAGAGTGCTTAACTTCGTTCTAAGCAAGTTCTTTTCTTCTGCTGACATATCAGCCACCATACCTGTAATATCACTTGCAAGTTCCTTAGTATAGCTGTCAAGTGACTTCATCTTGTGTTCCTTATCTTCTGGCGTGTTATTCTTGTGCATTTCCTTAGTTTCTGTGTAGTTTCTCTTTGCTCTGTCGTAATTACTTTCAGACATTGGCTCTGTATAGTACATTTTGCCATAATCTCTATCCATATCCCTCATATGCTCTGCTTCTGGGTACATGTGCATATAAGGCGGTTCTTCATATCCTCTGCGGTATGTTCCTTTACCTTTTGGGGCGAATCTGCCATTAGCATAGCGGTAGTGGTCGTAAAATCTTCTGCCATTTTCTTCGCCATATTCTGTCTTAAGACTTCTTAGGAGCTCTTTGTCGTACTCTTCTTCCTCTTCATCAGCCTTTTTCATAGACTTAACGATAACTGCACGATATTCAGCTTCACATAAATCCTTAATCATATCCACAGCTTCTGACATTTCCTCAACATTTACATTTTCAATGCCCTTATCAAGTTCAGATAGTGTCTTTTCGGTAAGGCACTCAACCATTTTGTGTATTCTTTCAATATGCATAACGTCAAGCCTCCCTTACTGCGATTAAGTTGCTGTTCTGCACCTCAACAGCCTGTGTAGATGTATTCTGCACCGCTACTGTACTGCAACAGCCACAATCCACATCAACATATGCCTGTGCCGATACATTAAATAAGTTTTCGACTGCGGCAGGTGTAACAACCATTCTTGTTGACTGTAAAGGCTCTCCATCTACTGCAATGGCAAGTGAAATAGCTCCAACTGTACCGCCTGTAGGTATCTGAATGTTTCCACTATAAGATACTAAAAATCTAGCTTTGCACTGATTAGTAATACCTCTTAGCTTTATAATTCCACTTCCCTGTCTGTGGACTATACATTTGCTACCACATACTGGTGTTTCTGTAAATGCAACATCTTCTCCAGCGGCAACTGTTTGTAATGCAATTCCTGTTATTTCCATTATCTTTACCTCTCTTTCATAAAAAATAAGGGCAAACATTATAGTCTGCCCTTGGGTTATAAGTAATACTGCATAGCAGACATAATCTTGTATTCAGCTCTTCGAGTGGAAACTCGAAAGAAACTCGAAAGAACTCGATTAAGATACTCAATTATTCAGTTTTAGCAGCCACATCCTGTATTGCAACCACATCCATAAGCATAAGCATTAGGATTAGGCACAACATAAGCTGGAATAGCCGTAGGATTTACAGAGTTGATAATCTGCTGTGTCTGAGCTGCCATCTGAGTTGTAAGAAGTGCGTTCTGTCTATCCTGTGATGCGGCTCTGCGTAAATCGTTGTTCTCTGCTGTAAGTGTTGCTATCTTATCATTTGTTAAGAAATCAAGGATAGCTCTCGTTCCTGCCTGCTGGCTGTCGATAATATCTCTTGTGTTGTTGCACATTGTGTTCTGTAAAGCACAAGTGTTAGTTGCTAAGTTGTAATTAATTCCCTGAATGGCCTCTCTCGTCTCGCAGCAGCAGTTAGCAAGCTGTGACTGTAAAGCGTTGGTATTCTGCATATTAGCAACTGTATCAGCGTTTACTGCCTGTTGTATGCCATATCCGGTCTGCATGATATTTGTGTTAATACCATTAAAACCAGTAAGCATACTGTTGTTCATGGCATAGAAGCCATCACAAAGTCCGTTGGAAATGCCATCTAACTTGCTGATAACTGCTGAATTATCAAATCCTCTCTGAATATCAGCCTGTGTAGCCGCTGTCGCAACATAGCCACCGCCATTGTTACCACCAAAGCCACCAAATCCGCCATTGCCCCATCCGAAGAGTAATGCGAATACAACGATTATCCAAAGCCATCCGCCGTCAGCCCATCCGCCGTTATTGCCGTTGCCGTCAATATTAGCGACTAATGGTACGCTGGCACAATTTGAGTTTGAAAACATATTGTTACCTCCTAAAAATATATTCATAAAGATGTCACCTAGGTAATTTGCAAAGACATCTAATATGCTACTAATTACCAAATCTGCTTTTTATCTGATTAAATACATCATCTGCATTCAATCCCTTTTCTTTGCATAAATTTCTAGCCATCTGCTCTATGCCTTGCATATTGCCCTGCTGTGCCATCTGCATAGTGTTTTTCATCATAGGATTGCTCATAATCTGATTATTCCCCATCATCTGCTGTATGAACTGTTGCGGACCAGCTTTCATCATCTGAAAAATGTTAATTGGGTTCATTCTTCATCACCGCCCTTGCTTTGAGTTCTTGAAGTTTTTCTTTGTGTTCCTAAAGATTTATCAAATCTATCTTCTAGCTGTCCTATTTTCTCTGATAATTCTTCAAATTTATTTAGAAATAGCTGTGTGCTTTCGTCTGACAGGGTAAATTTAGCGTTTTCTGTATTAGCCATAGAATTTACTGTCTGATTATCTTTAGGGTCTGTATAAGGCTTATACACAATCGTTCTAATTGTTCCATCAGCATTCCAGCCCTTAACATAAATCTCCGACATATCCTGCTTCGGGAAAAATGCCATTGAGCCATCCATAGGGACCTCGTTAGCGTTTATATTTTCAACTGCTTGCACAACTCTGCCGTTAATACCTATTATCTGCTGTGGAATAGTTTGCTGAACTTGTGATTGCTGCATCTGCTCCTGCGGCTGAAATCTCTGGATATTTGCCATAGGATTATATTGATATGCTCCATATTGAGGTACATAATTACTCATAATCGGTTGCTGATAAGGATTGTTCATTGTCTGCCTCCTCTAAAACTTCCTCGATTGCGTGGATAACAAGAGATAATGTCACTAAGTCAAGTTTTTGTAATTCTTCTTTGCTTAAGATTTTTTCTCTAACTTCATCAGAAAACATTCACATTACCTCTCTTTCTAGTTACATTTTTGCATAAAAAAAATCACTTATAGCGACACATAATAGACATATGTGCGACATATAAGCGACAATGCTGAAATTATATAATTGTAAAACGTGATAAATGCGGCATTAGCACTTCCTATATGCTATAGGAACTGCAT